CGGCATGTGGATGGATGGTTTCCACTTTGTAACATCGGCAATGTCATTTCTTTGCCAATCTTCGTAGTAATAGTATCCGTTCGGCGCCTTTTTCCATGTTTCCCGGACATACAGGATATCGCCCGACTCGCAAGGCAACTTAAAAAATTTCTCTCCATACCCATCTGCAAATGTACCTCTACACGATATGTACCCTTTAGGTGTAAAAGCGGTATATCCCCATACTGCATCATCAGGAATAAAGCCTTTTACAATTCTTCTCGTTGCATCTTTTCTCCCATCCAGAATCGCCCGAACCATTTTTGTGTTAAATAATATTGGTTTAATTGCCATCTACACCACCTACTTTCTCAAAATAAAATGTAATTGGTTGCTTATTGGGAATTACTAAACCAAAGCGAACCGCATTTTTATAAGTTACGCTATCCCGCATCAAGGTATCTGGCATTGCTTCAACCATCTTTCGGAATCCCTCAAGAGTAGAACGGCTTTTATAATGATTGCAACTCCGGCAGGCAGGGAGCATATTATCCACCGTGTCCGTTCCCTGTTCGCTCCAACCGTTTAAAGGAATAACATGGTCTACTTGCATATCCTTGTACTCTAATTCACACCCACAGTAAGCGCAATGACCGTTGTATTTTGCATATACTTGTTTTCTAACAGATTTAGGAATCGGTTTTCGCATCTACTCCACCGCCTTTCACAATCTCGATTGCGTGCTCATAACTTCTTGCTTTCTCTTTTCCCAAATTCCTGTTATATGCATTCTCCCAAAACTTTCTCTCATTTTCCAACTGCTCCACAATCTTGTCCGGGTCATAGGCGGTCGGATATTCTTCTAGTAAATACAATACTGCATTTGTATTTACTAAAGTTCCATTGCTTAAAGTAACCGATTTTAAATCTTTCTTTAGTGCATCCGCATCAATCAGTCTCATCGTTTGCCCTCCTGTTCCAATCTGTAGTTGCTTTCGTTCGCTCGTCTTTCCCTGTTCTGATGCCTCCGTCCTGATCCATGTACATCTCACATTCATAGCTTTTTGGAAGTTCTGTTCCGCATTTCATACATTTGATTTTGAACATTACCCCAACAGCCGAATGTGATGACTTATTTGTAATGGTTAAGAACATTGCGTTTCCGCCGCAGAACGGGCATGGCTTAAGTTCTTCATTCATTCTTCGTTTTCCTTCCATTTCTCACATGTATCATCCAGTCCACGGAAATCTGCACAGTGTTCACTGTCTCCATTGCAACAAACGCCCTCATATTCAGCGTAGTATTTACATGTACTGCAATATTTTTTTGTTATTGATTCACTCTCCGTCATGACTCTATCTTTCATTTCTGCCAATTCCTCCTGACTGAATTTTGTGTAACTGATTCCACAATTTGTAAATCCTCCTGCTCTATACGCTATGGTTCTCGGCATCCTACACCTCCAACAGTTCCGGATTATCAAAAACGTTGCCGATAACTTCTACACACTTTCGTTCGAGTACGTAAAATCCTAAATTACAGTAGCAATATCCGCTTTCTCTATCTTTTGAGTAACTATAATCAAGCGTCCAATCGCCCTTATTATATTTTACAATTTCCGGATATTCTTCTTTTCTATCACAAACGTCATTCTCCCAGATCAGCTTGCCGTTCTTATCCTGTCCGGCATATCTCTGTCTCAGGGTGTGATTCAGAGAATCAATCTCCACAAAATATCCATCCTGCAGTTCCACAACTAACTTGTCCATCAACCATTCCTCCTATATTTCATACGTCTTTCCAATAAACCGCTTGTCAATGTACTTACATTCATGCTCCAGTACACTTGCAATTCCTGCCATGGTTTCATATCCGGTAGCAATGCAGTTAATCAGATACCTGATTCTCTCATACACCTGTCTGATCTGATTGGAAGAGAACTTAAACTTTGTTTTCAAACAGACACCCAACATTGCAAAGTAATTAAATACCTGCGCCAGTAAAAATTTATTTGCCTGTATCATGCAGCTTGGTGCGATCTTTCGCTCTACCAGATAAAAACTTTCACGGTACGGTATCTTATTGGTTTCTTCCCGCACATCAATACCGCATTTTGTTTTCATGAAATATCCAAGCTCCTCTGCTGACATTCCATCCTTTTCGGCATCTCCTAAATACGTTTCAATCGTCTGTTCTACTCTGATAATTCTTTTCTGACTAAATCCGAACTTATCATGAAGTGTCTGGTATGCCATCATGCGAACGTTATAATAGGATTCCTCTATCAGATAATCCGCATTGCTTTGTGCCTTGGCGTGTCTCTGTATTCCGATCAGTTCACTCTTGGAATATCCAAGTGGCTGCATCCGCTTTTTCTTTCTTGCCAGTGCATTACTCATTTGTTCTTCCATCTCCTCTCTACATCCTCAAAATGGCTAAATACAAGACTTTGAACATATTTTGATATATTTGTCCGTGTGTATTTTTTAATTAGCATTTCCCCTGCTTCCATCATTCCTTGGAACCACTCATCTTCGTTATCAGCTTCATAAAACTGCTGCCGGAATTTATAATAGTCATTAAAAAACTGCCATTCTTCGGAACCTTTTTCAAATTTCTTACTTGCCATAATCATTCACCTTTTAATCAAATGGTGTGCTGCCACATACTTCTCGGAAACCGTCTTTCTGTCGCATCCGTGCTTGAATCTGTTCAATGGTTTCGGTTCGCTCGATAAATTCCATACGATCACCTTCAAACTGAACAACTTCTCTAAACGGTGTACCCTGTCGATTCTTTTCAACTTTCAAGCCTTTAAATTTTCTGTCTTCATCCAAATTCCACATAAGAATAATATTGGAAGCATCCTGCTCAATATCTCCGGATTCTCTTAATTCGGACATTGTAGGCTCTTTCGTTACATTCATTTCCGATACTCGGTTAAGCTGTGACAATAGGATGATCGGAACGTGAAGCTCTCTCGCAAGTGCTTTGAATTGCTTCGAAACTTCCCCGACTTCGGATGCACGATTATTGAACTTCCGGTTACACCGTACCAATTGCAGATAGTCAACTACGATCACGTCATATCTTTGATGCCTGCATTGCGTTCTTATTTCCTCAATAACATTTGTCTGATCGTCAATTGTGATCGGATATTTTTCAAGCTCATCATTTGCCTTGTCAAAGGCTTCTTTCTCTCCACCAAGAAAAGCCTTTGCCCTGCGAACTCTTGTCAGACCAATCTTTGACATTCTTGAAACAAACCTTTCATAAATCTGACTGTTGTTCATCTCCATGTTGTAGTAACAAGTGTTATAGCCTTTTCTTGCCATATTCTCGATTATTTGTGCCACAATAGCAGACTTACCAACTCCCGGTCTCGCAGCAACAACTGTAATGTCTCCGCCTTCAAGACCGCCAAGGCAATCGTCAAGATGGTAAAATCCTGTCTTTACCCTGTCCTCTCCAACATCATCATTGAAGTATTTATCTTTGTTCTCTGATACGATTTGCTTCATCAACTTAGATTTCTTCAACTGATTAACTTGGATTTCTTCAAGCCTTGTAAGAACTTCCGCGATCGAATTATCAATATCACATGGTCTAAGGCTCACTCTCTGGAAAAGGCTTTTTGTTTCCCTTACCCGCCAATCCTTAATGACTGCATCCGCATAACTTTTTATTGCCGTTGAGACTGGGGTAACAGATATGCATTCTTTCAATTCGCTTGCAATTATTTCCGGCTCCCATTTGTGGTTTTCAAGTGACTGAGACAGTGAAACGACATTAATGTTTTCTCCACGATCATACATGGCAAGCATTTCAGCAAAAGCATCTTGGCAAAATTCAGAGCTGAACATTTCCGGCTTCAATTTGTTATAAACCTTGTACATGGAATCATTGTCAATCAATACACATCCGATCACTCCAATTTCTGCTTCCGTCAACTGCTCTCACCTCGCTTTCGTTTCTCAACTTGACGAATCCAGTAATCGCAATCCTCTTTCAGCCAGTCTCCGTATTTTGGTATGTAGCGATAATTCGTATCATCCGGATTCTTCTCTATATAGTCAGTAACATATGCCACTGTAGCCTCATATATCAGCTTTGCAACGGCTTTCCTGTTCGGCTCGATAACTTCTAAAAGCTTGTCCATCCATGCTACCTTGGCAGACGTTAACGACGTTTTCTTTGGATATGCATTGATCGTGTATTCCCATCCCCATTCCGCGTCAAAGTCCAAATCAGATGCAGGCACGCTTTCTTTTGTATTTTCTTTCTCTATCTCTATATCTGTATCTATATCTTTCTCTATATCTATCTCTACATTGCAATTTTGTTGCAAAATGTTGCACTCCGTTGCTCCACTGTTGCATTGCAACGCTTTTTGTGCATTTTCCCTAGATTTACGACTTCTACGAGTGCTTGCCGTCTCGCTTCCTAAGTTATCTTGCACAAAAGGCAACTTGTACTCAATGGAATCTGATGTTTCAAGCAATCCGCAGGAAAGAAGATACTGAATCGTTACTTGAACATTGATTTCGTCCTCGTCAATATCAAGGGCGATCTCTTTGTAAAATTCATCTTCCAATCCGGAATATTCCAGATAGCCACCTTTTTTCAACGACAACAACTGCATCTTAAGATAGATGATCGTATATGTATCGCCACCAGCCATCTTTCGGAGTTTTTTGATTCGTTTGCTATCAAAGAAATCATCCATCAGTTTAAGCCAGTAATACCGCTTATTCTCCGCCATTTTCACTACCTCCAAGCAATTCAATAACCTTTGCCCCAGCATCTTCCGGGCGACAAAATACGAACTCAACGCCATACTTAAGTTGCATTGTCAACATAGCTTTTGCCAATACCTTGCCAGATGTCGGCTTTGTTTTCGGTAGCGATACATTCAGCAATTTTCCAAGTGTGTGCATATATGCAATATTGTTATACCGGTCCACTCGAGGATTATGCCATGTAAATACATCATTGACGGAATACACCTTGTCTGTATTTTCAATAAGCACATATAACTTAATTCCGTTGTTCTGCGCCAAAATACACTCGTCACGGAATCTCGGATGTGCTTTTCCACAGATATTCCCTACAATTTCCTGCATGTCCTTTTTCGTGTCAACGGAAACATCATATGTGCCAAGAAAATCCATCTTTTTAAGTTCCATTTTTCTAGCTGATTTTCTATGGATAACATCCGCTACCTTGTCTGTGGCAATTATGTAATCTCCAACCGGCAATGGTGCACGCAAGACTTCCATATCGTGGCTTTTAAAATATCTATTCTTAAGGATATGTAAGCCCTCTTTCTGTCCTTTATCCTCAATTATTAACACGTATTCTCCTTTCTGGCGGTCACTTTTAGCAACCGCCAAAGGTATCTCATGGCTTTCAATTTAGTTTTTTGTGATATATTAAATTCCTTGCCAAAACATCAGATACCTCATAAATTGGTTTCTTTTATGTAGATACAAAGGTGTTGCAACCTATTTTTAGTATTCAAGATTGATAGTGACATTCGGACAGATGCTTCCTTCATTGTTATCAATGTCACAGAAATCAACATCATCATTAAATTGCACTGTTACCGTTACTTCTTGCGTATCGTCCTCATCGTCTCTGTCAAATTCAGCTTCTACATCGGCATCAAATTTTGCCTTAACATGGAATTCTACTTCTGTATCTGCATTAAACTGTGACAACTGCTGAATCAATTCATATACTTTCATGCCGTCTCCTTTCAGAACGGGCAAAGGTTCATATCAACCTCTAATCCTTTTTCTGCAATATAAACATTTGCTCCATATTTAACTGTTTCTTCTGTCTTTTGTTTGAATAATGCCGAATCTGCTGATTTATCTGATAAGTGAATTAGAACGACATTTCGCAATGCCGGATTATCGTTAGTAGAAATAAAGTCAAGTGCCGTTGGTAAGCTCATATGACCTATTAATCTGTGTTCGTAATTTGGCTCTTCTCGGTTCACAAACTGCATATCATAGTTGGCTTCCACCATGATGTGATTAACACCATTAAATCTCCATCTGACGTATTCCGTGTCTGTTGCATACACCAAGCTGCCAATATCTGGGTGTGTGATGTAAAATCCGTAGCAGGGGCACTCTGAACCGTCTCCGTTGTTGTGTAGCCATCTGCCGGACTTATCCCGGTTTTCAAATGCTCGTATGCTAAAGCTTTCTTTCCCAAACTGTAGGATATTTCCATCTATCAATTTGAACGGCTCCCACACTGGAATACCGGCTCTAACATACTGAAAGAAGTACTGATGATGGTCTGAATGTATGTGGGTTGTGATTACTGCTTTAATCTTTCGCACATTGAAATCCAGTGCTTTCTTAACTTCCATAAACGGCAACCCTACTTCAATAATTAACGCTTCGCTTTCATTTTCCAGTATGTAGCAATTACCGGATGAACCAGAGCCTAAGGCTTTAAGTTTCATACCTCTTTCACCTCAATTTTCAAATATGTGTTTATTATCGATTATCCAAGGATGTTTCGTGTAGTCTATATGGCTTGCCGCATTTGCAACTGTTTTCCGTAGCATCTTTAAATGTTCCTCACAATGCTTTCTTCCAGATACCGCCGGTCTACCACAGATTATGCACAATCCTTTATCCTCCCGGTACTCCCTTTGGCTTGTGGACTTCTCGCACGAACGCCTCTTTGCCAAACACCTGTTGCATAAAACAGTTCCGCATACTGCATTACGTTTTCCACACTTCACGCATATTCCACTGGACTTATTCATGTAATATCTGGTACGGACTCTTTCTTTCCGTGCTTCTGCCTGTTCCGGTGTTTCCCTTGCAAGTCTCTTAGCCTCTACCTTCGCTTTCTTCTCCCGGCACTCAGCGCACATTTTGTACTGCGTTCCCAATATGCCTTTGTGACATCTGGAGCATATACCAAGAGATACATAAGGGTCTTCCGCTTTTTCTCTCATTCGGCATCCTCCAAAAACCATATTCCTTCCGGTTTTAAAAAGTTGCCCTGAACAATGTTCTTTCTGAATATACTTTCTGCTGTCGGTGCAAGATCCGTAAGTCTCTGTATGCTCTCTTCTATGTTGTCTGCCAGAATATCAATGCCGAATAATGTCTCTGCAGCTTCCGTTTCAGTCATTCCTATTGACAGTTTCCGTTTCAAGATTTCCACAAGGAAATTTCCAGTACCACACGCAGGCTCCAACACTGTTCCTCTCCAACACTCTGCACCACCATTTTCATCTTCCAACATATTGCACATCTTTTGTACCATCCAGCCCGGCGTATAAACTTCTCCAAACTTTTTGACGCGTTCTCGGCTTTTTGTAATTTTTTCTTTCTGCCTATTTTCCATTTCTGTGATAAAACTCACTCCTCACATCAATAATCTGTCTTGTCTGTCCCAACAATGCCCGATTATGCTTTGCCCTCTGCTCATTGTCACAGATAAATTGCTTGCAAATTTCTGGTCGAACCGGATAGATTCTGCATTTCTCGCAACTCTTGTCCGTATCAAGAAAAGGACATGTCATATCATATGGTCGATTCACAGTAGGAAGCAGGTGCCTACACTCTTTGATATGGTTCTTACGGATATATCTGTGAATTGCATCTACTTCCTTTCTGCTCATTGGCAAAAGGTTGGAACAGCAGTTACCGCATTGGCTACATTTTCCATCTTTGCAGAAATTGTAAATGTTATCTTTCATGCCTTTCTGCACGGATTCTAAGACTGATATAACTTCCATAGGCTACTCCAATTCTTCCTCTGCCGGGAACTGAAATACTTTCATGTAATTCTGGCTTGCATATTTTTGATATTCTTCTCTAAGCATTTCCATGGCTTTCTTTGCCTTTTCTTTCGTGGAATATTTAGCTGTTATTGAAGTCTCATTGTCTCCGATTGCCTGCATCCGGACAAATGTTGCTTCTTTCGCCCTTGTATCAATAAAAACAATGCTATTTTCGTACGGAAAATCCAATGTGCCGTCCTGTGATATAACTCTCATGGCAACCTCCTAATCTTTCATAAAGTCCGGTACGTTCTCGTCATTCTCAACGACTTCTCCGGCTACTTTCTCCGGCTCTGGTTCAACTACTTCGCTCCCGGTCTCAATAGCTTCGGATTCAGCTACAACAAATGGCTCTGAATTGGCATTTTCGGAAATATCACGCTTGACCTGTTCCTGCAAATCTTCCATCGGATATTCCTTGAAATCGTTGTCCTGCATTTCCTCTTTCGTATATAATCCCATTGTCAGCTCCGGGCAATTCAGACTTGAGAAGAAAGATGCCGCTCTGTAACGAAGCATTAACTGTGGCATGGTTTTCCACTTACTACCGTTCTTACCAAGCCATCCCTCGGCTTTAGCCATTTCCATGTCCACGTTCATACCCTCAACTCTACGACCATTTTTCGTAGTCCAAGCAAGACACGAATAAGGCTTGCCATCCTTATCTTTGGTTTCCTCGAACTGTAATTCCATGTCGAATTTACCGGAATTATTGATTGCCGCAATCAGAAACTTTGAACTCCAAGACGGTCTACCCTGGATCACATACAGATTCTGCATAACCATCAGTGGGCTTACTCGCAGTCTCTGCGCCTGCTCAATAGCAATCAGACAGTTTGCATCGTTCTTCTGGAATGTCTGCGGAACGATTGTTGAACTTGCCAGTGCCTTTGCCATCTGCATAGCCATGATGAAATTGTCGGATGTTCCGAAAATTCCAAGGCTGTAATCGGTAACCTTGTTATTGTGTGTTGCAACCTCTGTCTTTTCTTCTGCTACTGCTACTTCCTGTTTCTTTGTTTCTGCCATAATTATTTTTCCTCGCTTTCTTCTAAATCTTCCAAATACGTTTCTTCGTCAAACCAATCTTCCGGCTCATGCTCTGCACAATAAGGAAAGACAGGTTCTCCGCCATAGCATCTAACACCCTTAGGACAATCAGATTTATATATGCAATAATTGCATATTGTTTCTTCATCCAAAGAATTTACATCTACCTTCTGTGGATTCTCATACTTCCTTACAACTGCCACCTTATCAGCACCGTAGGTTTCCACCCACTTCATATTCACTGATTCATCTGTAACAGTCAGCTTTGCACCCTTAGAATTTACAACCGTGTCACCAGCTTTCACGAAATCCTCGGTGCGATACACGTAGCTTCTTGTGCTGTTAGGAAATTTTGCTTTGATATACTGCATTTATCTGCAACCTCTCTTTCCTTTATTCCTCGCGTCTTTTTCGCAATACGGAAGAGAACAATGTCCGTCTCCTCCCCAAAACCATTTATTTGCGTTCCTCCAACGCTTGCATGACATACACCTTGCATCCGGCTGTGTGACGTTGTTCCCAATTCCTACTCTTGACATTTACACACCCTCGACTTTCAACTGCTTGTCCTCTGAAACGCTCAAAAGGATTAACTGTGCATCCATATCCGGCACATTGAACTCATTCAGTGATTCTGCGTTATCTACGAAAATCGGTACGCTTACACCGTATAACTCGCTAAGAGAACGGATAATATCAAGTCCGGCTACGATTCTATGACCACTGTTTAAAGCCGAATACGGAACGCCATTCACAGTACACTCACAACAATCTTTCATACCGCCATTTAACTGCATTTCAAAGAGTTTGAAATTTACGGTCTTGAAATGGCTGTTAATAGATTCTGAAACCTTATCCAGCTTGAAACGAATGAACTCTTCCAAGAGATAAAGCATCTGTTCCTGATCGGCAACTTTCTGCCCGATTTCTTTCTGCTCGTCACGAAGCGTTTCGATACGATCATCAATCGCCACATTGTTAGCCGCCTGCGCAATAACCTTGTTCACCTCTTCAAGCTGACTCTGCAGATCGGCTTTCTCGGCTTTTAAATCAGTAACAACCTTGTCTGCGCCCTCGGATTCAACCTTTGCAATATCAGCAAGAATCTTGTCATGCTCTGTTTTCAGCTTCACATACTCTTCATTCTGCGAATAATCAGCTTCTGCCGGGATCTCGGATAACTGCTTTGCATAATCATTCTGCTTTGCAAGTGCCTTGGATTCCTGCTCTTTGAGTGCCACAATGTCTTCCTGCAACTTGGCGTTTTCCTTTGTCAATCGCTCAATATCAGCCTTGCAAGCGTTGCCCTTGTCAATCAGACCTTTAAGTTTTGCGCCCTTTGCATCATCAAATGCTTTGCGTGCATCCTCTAACTGCTTGGTGGCACGTGCCTTGGCATCTGCATTTTTCTGCTCAAAATCAGCCTTAAGAGACTCAATCTTATCCTGCGGCAACTTCTGACCACATAAGGAACAAACCGTTGTAGATTCATCAAATTTCCACTTGGATTCGTCAAAGAGATATGGCATTTCATCAAATGCCTTGGAAAATTCTGCATTGTATTCAACACCAAGATTTTTCCGCTCTGCATCTGTATCGGAAATTGTCTTCTCATTTGCCTTGATCTGATTTTCCGCAGACTGAATCTGATTATGTAAGTCATTGAACTCTCGTGTTGCATCATCCTTGGCACTGTCAAGACCTCTACGTTTTGCGGAAAGTTCGTCATTCATGACCTGCATAATGCCGGACATATCAAATTGCAACTGCATTTCCTTACTTCTTAAATCGCCCAACGCGCTACCGGCATTCTCCATTTTCTTGCCACATTCAGCGATTCTTCTTACCAGATCCACCTTTGCAAGCTCCTGTTCTGCCACATCCACATCAATCTTGGATTTTTCTGCTTCATCAATACGCACCGGAATTTCAGCCTGTTTCTTCTTCCACCCGGATAACGCTTTGGAAAACTTAGCACGGATATCATCTGTGGACGGTGCTTTCTCCAACTCGCCGAGTAATGGTGCATACTTGGCATCGGTCTGTGCCAGTTCCACATCGGAAACCTCTGCAACAAGTTTCATCAGAATATCTCGCTGATCTTTCCATTTCAGAGAAGAAAAATACTGCGGATTGGTCAACAGCTTAAACATATCCTCGCTCTGCGCAAGACCGGAAACATAAGCTTTGAAATCAGCTTCACTCTTTGGATAACCGTCAATTTCAAATGAATTGACATTTCCCTGCAAAGTCACGGTATCGGTGCCACGCTTCTTTACCCAGTTCTGCTTCTGAATCTTTGAAAGTTCCATTTCCTTGCCATCTACATCCAGAACCGCTACAACCTTAATCTCCACGTTATCAATGCGGTTGCCGTCCTTATCCAGTGGTCGGACATTGAACTTTTCCTCTCCGGCACTGTTCTTATTAAACAGAAGCCATGTAAACGCATCAAAGATAGTTGTTTTTCCTACGGCATTCTGCCCGCTGATCTTCGTTTTGCCCGAGAAAGTCACGTCAAGGCTCTTAATTCCCTTGAAATTCTCCATATGTAATGATCTAATTTTCAGTTTCATTTTCCTTCTCCTTCCACTCTTTATATTTTTTAAGTGCCTCTTCAAAGCATGCTTCATCGTCAACATATCCAAGAGCTGACTCTATAATTTTTGAATCAATAGTTGTTCCTTTTTTTCCCATCAGCTCAATGTCTCTTTGGTGCTCATTTGCAATAATGGCACATGCTGTATGAACTTTCGTCCTGCATGCAACCAGATCTGCATATTCTTCAACGGAAATTGTAACGGTATTTTCTGCCATCTTAATTTTCCTCCTCTAATACATTGATTTTGCTTACAGACACCTCGTATGATGTTCTCTGTTCTTCTGTTCCATCTTCATATTTCTTAATATATCCGCGGCTCTGAATGCGTCCATTGATCTCAATATGAGTTCCTACTTCCAACTGACCAACAAATCTTGCATTTCTACCCCAAACAACACATGGGATATAATCTGATTTTCCGTAGGAACGATTGACTGCGATTAATAAATCTGCAATTTCTCTTCCAAGCGGAGTTTTCCTGTAAATCGGTTCTTTGCATACATATCCGTCAAGCTGGATTTTGTTCAAATCTGTATGCTCTCCCGGATTCGCTTTTTCAATTTCACAGACGAATACATATAATAACAGACGATTTCTCTTTTCCTCATGTTTGTTATAAGAACTATACACACCGGAAACATTAACGGCAGTGCCCGTGTATTTATCATTCAGATTGATTAATCTCTCTGAAATAATTAATGGGATAATATCAGCCGTCCCACTTAATCTATCCACTTTGAGGTGCATATTATAAAATCCCTCTCCAAACACCTCATGGTTAAATTCCGGCTCTGTGATAATCGTTCCTGTAAGTTCCACTTTATTGTTTTCTGCTCTCATATTTGAATTTCTCCTTTTCTTGTGCTAAAATAGGCGCAAATAGCTTATGCTATTGCTTGAACTGGAATCATTCAGCTTTGGTCGGTTCGGATGATTCCTTTTCTTTGCTGTAATCAGTGTCAAATGTGATATAAGTAATACCGTCATCGTCATCAGACTCACTTCTGTAATCGTAATCTACAATCTCTTCTGTATACTCCTGCCACTCCCCATCTATTTTTGTTCCTATATAAATAAGAAGCAATCCAATCAATACAGGTATGGCAGTAACCGGATACTCCGTTGCGTCAATGCAGATGCAAAACAGAAAAACAACGGTGCCGATCATTTCAATTATCTTTGCTAACTTTTTCATTCTTTTCCGACTCCGTATCTGATTGCCATTTCTTTTACAATGGCTGTATATCCCTCAATCAGTTTCTTATCCTCTGCAATAATATCCACGTAGGATAATTTGTCTCTTGCTGATTTACAGATGCCCTCGTCAGCCATTCTTCTGCGCTTATTGGTTAAGCGCTGTTTCAGATTTACACCCATTCGCTTTGACAACAGTTCGTAGCTTTCGGCTCTTACTTGGCTGTATGCCTGTCCGCCACCAAGTTCCATGCTGATTTTTCTTAAAATATTTCCAGTATCATCACGCCATGATGTTGTATCAAGTGCAACCACTTCTCGGATGCTCTCAACTCTTTGTTCCACATGGTTTAACTGCTCTGCCTGCCGTTTCTGTTCTAACTGCTGTTCTGCTACAGAATTGAAAATCTTCTGGAACATCTGCAACTCCGGTGATAACTGATTGAGGTCGATTACCTTTTGTTTCACACGTTCTTCCAAGGTCGTGAAATAATCTCGTGCTTCTTCTGCTTTCGCTCCATTCCCTTTCATAGAAAGTTTCTTTGCAAAATGGGCTGTGAGTTTGTAATCCTGCGTTTTGTTACCCTCGACATTAATGTCGAACCCCCAGTAATCCTCATTTTCAGTGGCAAATTCATTATCAACAATGTTTGATTTCGCCCATCTTGAAAACTGTCCCTGCGCCAATTCCAAGAACGCATACAGCTTTCTTGCGGTGGTCATTCCGTCTTCATCGACACCAAGTGCAATTTCGATTGGTGTCTGCATTTTGGTTGTTTCTAAATTGTTCATTCATTCTTCTCCTTTCCGGATTTTTGCAATAAAAAATCCAACTACCGCTTGATAGTTGGAAAATACTGGTTGTCTCTATTTTGCTTTGTTGATACAATTAATGTACGGCGGCGGCCATCATGAAAGGAACTGTTATCATGAAAATCGTTAGTATACTTATCTCATTATTGGCATGGCGTGTTGCCGGTTACGACTTCTTCATAATTCTAACCATAACATCCATGACAATCGACCTATACAAAGGATTTAAAAAAGTACAAAAGAGATTAAATAAAATACTAAAGATGATGCGGAAAATAAAGCAATAATGTAACTCATTTCCTGCCGCCGTCGCATATTAATTGTATCAACTGATTTCCTGTGTTACAAACACATTTAATCTGCAAATTTAGACATATTTCTCAACTATCTCAATATTCAGTTCTTCTTATTCTTTCGTTTTTGAGTTCCCAGTTTCTTCACTGGTTGCCTTGCTTGCTGAACCCTCGACCATTCCCAGAACATATCCTTTCTGAAAATCGTTCATTTTGGGAATCGCGTCTTTCAACTTTTCTACAACTTTCTTTTCCTGTTCGCTCATGTATTCACTTCCTTTCTCCCTGTGATATAATTTCCTTATTAAATAAGGAAAGGCGGTGATAATATGGATAATGGTTATTCTGAAACATTTGCTACATATGAGTTTGCAGATAAAGGAACATATGTATGTATGCAATGCGGTGGCGAAAATAAAATTGGAATCGTCACTGTAAAGCAAGGCGAAATGCTACCAGAATGCAAAGAGTGCGGATATACTACATGGATTAAAATAATGTAGGATTTTTAAACACTCTCTTTTCCTCTGCGAGCGTTTGGCTTGTAACCGCCAAGTTATCATCAACCATATGCTCAATGAGGAACGTTCTTTTTACCACTCTCGTTCCATCTTCACATACTTGTGAAACATGCAAATACATTTTCCCATCTTTAATAAATGGAATAATAAGTATGCTCTGCAAAAACTTCCACTTCACAAAATGCTTATTAAAAAATGCAACTGCATGAGCCTTGATTTTACTCACTGTATCATCCCTTTCTGTGATATAATATTTTCAAAAACGGAGGAATTAACATGCTTCTAAAAATCGAAAGAATAATATTAAAGAAAATATCTAAAACGAATTTTTCAATCAAACTTTCCGATATAGGTAAATTTGATGGAGAAGATGCATACCAAGCGTTTTTGGATTTACAGGATAGAGGATATGTAACGAAAGTAAACACATCTATGGATAGATCGAGTTTTAGCTTCATAGTTACATCCAAAGGCAGATTCTACAAAGAATATCTTTTCTTGGAATTTTTGAGAAATATCCTCATTCCTTTTATTGTGGCTTTGATTACAGCAACTGCTACATATCATTTAGAAAAAGTAGCAGATAGCTATTCCGACAGCGGCACCAGCCAATGCGCTTACGAGTTGGATTCCACCGACAATGAATGGCTCAAACTTATCGAGTAAGTCACGCTTTTGCCGAAATGTCATTTTTTTCACCGTCTCACCTCTTTTCCATTTCTTTTGCAATATTATAATAACGCAATAGAAATATAAAGTCAATAACAAATTATTGCTTTTGTGATATTTTTGTGATAATATTATTGCAGAAAGGTGGTGAAGACTTGAGTGCAGTAAACGAACGCTTAAAATCTTTAAGAATATCATTAGGAATGAACCAAAAAGATTTTGGAGAAAGAATTGAAGTTGCGCAAACTTATTTATCTCAAATAGAAAAAGGGGATAGACCTGTTACCGACAAAATTTCAAAAATTGTTTGCTTACAAAATTGGAATGGTAAAAGCGTAAATGAAGAATGGTTCCTAACTGGAAACGGTGAAATGTTTGTTCCGGAAACTAAAGATGAACAAATTACAAGATTGCTTTCAGATGTGCTAAAGAAAGAAAATAGTGATTTTAAAAGAAGACTTGTAACTGCATTATCAAAACTTGATGATACCGGTTGGAAATACCTAGAAGATTTTATTGATTCTATTTCAGAAAACAAATAAGAAAAAGCCAAGGGCAATGCGCAAACCCTTGGCTTTCTTTCTATTCTAATAAATTTTTAACAAATACATATATAATTCTTAACCATTTTTCATTGTCGCAATTCGCGACCATTTCAGTTATTTTTTCCTTGTAAAACGCTGTTGCCTCATTGCACTCTTTTTCCCCCATATTGATTTCCTCCAATCATTCCGCACTTTCGATAGCGATACATAAATTATAGAACTTATGTTCGATATCGTCAACCCCATTTGACAAATTGCTACAAATTACAAACTCGTTTGTAGTTGAGGGACAAGAAAACGCCTTATCCCGCCCCTCAGCCAGAACTTGAAGTGCCCTTATCGGACAATTTTATTTTACAAATTTTCCCGCAAATATTCAATTTCTTTCGGTCGCAAGTTTCGACAGGTAAATTTCTTATTGTCACAGAATGTCGATTGATTAGTTTAAATTTTGTTAAAAAATTAATTACTGGTTGAAAATTATGCATCTGCCAGTTATCTGTGATGAATTTTAAGTGAATAATTTTCCTTTCTGCCCGTAGGCTTTATGCAAAAGAGCCGGCTACACAACACATGGTCATGTAATCGGCTCTTAGGCTCTTGATTTTATTATATTTAATTTTTAATGCAGTTTTTTTACAGCTTAGGTGCGATCTTTACCATATTTAACCATTCCTGCACATTAAGATTTGAACCTGAGTTCTGATAAGTACTGAGTGTACCAGTCTGTCCCGGTCCGAAAGTGCCACCACTCGTTACCTGTAAAGTTGATGCACCGCCGGATACCGCAGGAACTCTGACTCGTCCCATGACATAGTTAGATGTTGTATTTGTTATAAAAACTTCACGAAACCCATTTGCGTTTGAACTGAAAGTGACAAGACCTGTAATAAGATAATACCCATCATCCGGGACAGTGAAATACTGCACGACAGGAGTTTGGTCATTATAATTTGTTGCAGTATTGGATAAGGCAGATACATTATTTTTGGCATCTGACTTTTTTAAATATGTGTCTGGAATGTTATTACCATCATAATCTGCACTAGCACAGGCAACTCGTACGCCAGGATAAGTATCATTCTGCTCGTTGTGTGCAATGAGATCTATCATATTATCATTATTAATATTAAACATTGGCATAAGCGAACCCATAATTCCAGACCAGTCGCTTTTCATTATTTTAATAAAATACTTATTTGCTAAACCGCTGTTTAACGATGATATCGCCCCGGTACAAGTACCATTCCCAATCTTAGAAATGTCTGTCGTTCCAAGCATTTTATAGAGATACCGCACATTCTTGAACATCTGTGACACCTTTGCAAAAATTGAAGAGTGTTTTTCGCCGCTTGATAATTTTGATACAGTCGTCCACGCTGACGCTGATCCGTTTGCCACATCACTACTCGTAAAAGTTGCTGTATTCTCTGCTGTATCTCCCCCGGTTGACACTGCGCCAACATCTTTTGCCGTAAGCACTACATTTCCACGACGGAAAGAATCTTCATTTACACCTTTGATTCCGGTAACTGGAGTTCCGGCCAGCACGTCCCACTTTTCATCTGATGTTTTATAAATATTGGCACCTGCCGGAATTACATTCCCGGCTCCCTCTTTAAAATCATCCGTGGTTGTAAATTCGTCTGAAATATTGAACATCCACCCTGTGCTAACATCCGCAAGTGCCGGAAGATCTGCAAATGCAACTGTTCCGTGTGGCTGCAATCCACCTTTAAGTCCTTCTGATACATCTTTTGCCTGCTGATAGTAATACTTGGCATTGTCAGAATCCTCGCCCTCTCTGCTTCCTGTACCACCAACAGCATAACTCTGTGCCTTGGTTGCACTTTCTTCTGCAGATTCCGCCTTACCGATGATCTCCGCAGCCTTTTGAGTTGCAATATCTGCTTTTTCGGCTGCTGTATCAGCTGACTGACTGGCGGATGATGCTTTCTCCGTGGCTGTGGCGGATGATTCACTGGCGGATGTCTCACTGACTTTTGCGTTGCTTTCGGATGCCTCTGCCGCCGTAGCTGACTTCGCTGCCGCTGTCTCTGACGCTTTGGCATTGGTTTCGGATGTTTTTGCCGCTGTTTCACTGGCTTTTGCAGCATTCTCACTTGCTTTGGCGTTGGCTTCGGACTTTGCCGCTGCCTGCTGGCTTGACTCTGCCTTTGCCACTTCCACTTTGATTTTCGCAAGATAGTTTGGCTCCAAGTGTTTTTCCTCGATGCTACCCTCTTTGACGATGGCAGACACTTTTCCATCCTTATCAATATAAAAAGCTACCGTATCAGAATCAAGGAACTCATACTGTGTAATCAGTGCCGACAGGTCTATGTACTGTTTCGTGCCATCAATCAGAGTCAGGATAATCTGCTGTGTAGTCGGGTTATAATCGAAGTTGATTGCGATTTTCTCCATCTGTGTATCAATCGTAATCTTAGAACCGTTCTTTTTTGTGATCGTAATGATTCCGGTCGATTCCTCAAAGGTCACGTCTGCAACAAGAGTTGCTACCTCTGTCTTGGTTGCTTTTGTCGCATCCAGGGTAACTACATTGTCGTCAATAATGCCGATAGCACTATCCATTTTGTTGAGGTTTCGTTCGTTCAACGGAGTCTCATCGCTTGGGTAATTCTCCCAGTTGATAGGTACGTGTGCTTTATTCATGTTCCTTGCCCTCCTTTTCCATGTCTTTCTCCATCTGTTCCCGTTCGGCAATCACATTTCTATTTGCTTCTGATTCGATCTGATGCAAAATATCTTTAAACACCAGATATTTAACCTCAACCGGAATACTTTCACAGGCATTTACATAATTAATAATGTCATTCTCAAACTCTCGGATTTCTGCGTTAATCATAAACTTTCCACCTTTTCTTTCAGATTTTCTATCTCTTCATGCTGTAACTGCACTGTGGCTACCAGATCTGCAATAAGTTCCGTATATTTCAGTCCGTAATACTTTTTCCCATTGCTGTCTGAAAACGTTTTTGGACAAATATTCCACCCTTTTTCCGCTTTTTTCAAAACATCCTGTGCAATAAATCCATGATGGAACCCATCTTTTTCGAAATTATAACGATACGATTTTGCTCTTAAAGAATAAATAAACTCAGATGATTGCTTTTTGCTTAAATCTAAAATTGTGTTTTTTATTCTTTTGTCAGATCCATTAATTACTCCACCTCTGAATCCACCTACTCCGGTATCTCCGTCTAAATGGATCATCATGTGGTCATTATCGTTTGCGCCTTTATGCAATGAAACCTGATTATATTGAACCGTACATTTATGAACAGGACTTTCAAGCGTCCCTTCCACTGTTCGAAATCCATCCGTTCCCATCTGTACAAGTGTTCCACTGCGTTTAAATTCAATAAGGTTTTCTACAGACTCTTCCGCTTGAATATGCATATATCCCCCGGTCATTTCCATAGAACCTTTTAATTCAAGCAGTTTTGCTTTAATTTTGATGCCCTCGGCTGACTGGTTGATTTCTGAAACAACACTATCTCTTGTAACTTTGCTTTCGATCCCCTTTGATGTCTGCGTAATCGCACTAGACATATTGGATGAAAGCTGCTTAAGCGTGGTTATCAATGTCCATTTATATTTACCGCTGTTAATTCCGCCATCCGGATCGCAGCCATACAATTTTCCACTATCCTGATCTAAAAAACTGCGTCCATTATATTTGGATGATGCAGGGTAAGTATCTTGGGGTTTTCCAAAACCATAATAATTAATATCATAGCCATCAATATTCCATGCCTTCAACGAAGCACTGACTTCTGACCGTATCTTAGTTGCAGTTACCTCTATATTTCCGGACAAATCGCCCTCTGCTTCGCTTGCTCTCGTAACTTCCGCTGTAATCTTGTCCTCATTAATTTTAATAGCTGCTGCAAGTTCAACTTCCTGCCCCTGTGCTCTTTTTACTTCTGCTGTAATACTGCTCGCATTTTGCGTGATTCTCGATGATAAACCATCCGTTGTATTTTTAACTTCTGTGCGAATTTCGGTTGCGGTCTGCGTGATCTGTGACTGCAATCCCTTCTCAACATCAGTTATCGTGCTCTGTGTCTTTTCAATGGTTCGCTCCAACACATTGCTCTTGCCTTTGAGCTTTAAAATACTTTTCTGTATTCCGTTCGCCCCGTTTGTCCGGTACTCTTCCCCATCCGCTTCCAAATCATCACGCAAAGCCTGTATACCTTTCAGGGTTCTTTTCAGAATATAGGACTCAATCAGTTCATATCTGGTCGGCAGCCGCACTGCATCCCCGACCTCAAGACACGGATTTCCTTTGCAGTCCGCTGTAAACGGGCGGTAAACAATCCCTCTGATCTTGGAAAGGATATTTTTTGCAATGCCTTTCAGTTCTTTTGTGCCTTTGCCATATACAAGAAAATTATCCTCGATCACATAGGCATTGTCTCCGGTACCCACAATCACACCGATATCATTCTTCTGCTCCCGGATCTGTAACTTATTGATTGTTTTAACAAGAAAATCTTCATACTCAGCCGTTATATATAAATCCTTCCCGATACGGTTGCTTTTCGGATCTCTTGGATACAAATTATCCGCCGGATAAAGATCATTCCTTGGATATAATCCCTGTATCTCCTGTTCCAGATAAATATAATGAAACTTCCCGTCACGCCCCATGTGCCCCATACAGCCATTGAGCTCACAAATACAGGACAACACTTCCTTGCCGCTCATAGATTCGCCTATGGTGCTCGATTCCTCTGTATCAGAACTTGTCTCACTGGATGGCGTGACTGCAACTGTTTTTTCAATAGACATGCCGTCATTAACCAGTATAATGTCAGCCTGCTCAATCCCGAAGTGCTTAAAAAAGCTGTCCCGGAATTGCTTCATTGTGACCGGATCATAAACTGTAACAGTCGTAGTTTTTCCATCTTTATCTTTCTGCTGCTCTTTATGGGATGGAAAGACAGTGTTATACCATGCTGCCAAATCTGCATTTAAAATGTCATAAAGGGCATCATATGCAACCACATCACGGCACGTTCTGTCTGCCGTGGGCGTATCAGAATCAACCTTATATCGTCCGAACTGGAACGGGATATCTGCATGTCCATCAAGGGACATTCTTACCGTCATCCATCTGCCCTTCATTGGCAAAAATGTATTTGACACCGTGAATTTAATCATGGCGGCTTCGCATGATCCAAACGTCAATTCCTGTTCCGAACACAAACTTTCGGTCAATTCGAATTTTTCTTGGTGTAGCCCTGTATTTGTGATATTGATTTTTCCGTCATCAGATACGATGGATAATTGCTTATCGACCGTATCTTTTTTGAACAAGTCGCCATATTTATAATTAACCACCGTACACACCCCCTATGAAAGCAAGCCGAACTGAATTGTAATGAATTATTCCATCATATGTTCCGTATATCGTAGGCTGAAAATCTGCCATATAGCCGTACTGCGTCACATAATCGTCGTATTCCGGGATATACGCTGTGATATAGCATGCTCTCCCTGTCGCATTTGTGAACTGACTTCGAATATTGTTTAAAACCTCACTAAAAGTCTTATTTGTCAGCATTGCCCGTGTCTCAAACTCCACTTTTAAAGCCTTTAATTCCACGGCATTTCTATGCAGATAACCGTTGGCATCCGTATAATCATCTAAATCCTGCATATTAACATATGGACTATATGATTCCGCTTTCATAAAAGACATTGGCACTATGTAATTTCCAATCTTTAAAAGCCATCCGCTGTATGCCATACGATCACCTCCAATCAAGTTACTCTTTCAGATTTACAAATACGAACACCGTTATCATCACTTAAAAATAAGATTTCAGTTTTTCCGTCCGGCAGAATATCCGCCACAAAGCAATTATTCGGATTTCCTATTGGTGTGCAACTTTCCGGGCACTTGCTCCAGTCTATTGGTTTATATTTTTTCATGGCTATTCTCCTGAAAATAGGTATAAAAATAGCACCTACCACCAATTTGATAGATGTCACTTCTTTTTCTTGATCTATTTTGTAATTACTTCGATATTGGGCGATTTAATCACAATTTTCTCCGGTGTGTGAATTACTTCCGTGTTCCCATACGTAATCATGATCTCTAATTTGTTCATAAAATTTCTCCTAAATTTCATACTCCGGGTATGCTGCTTCCCAAACATTCCTATGGTAGGTATTTACCTCTCCATAATTTGCATCAAAAATCTTTTTCACGCCATATCCAAGTTCAATGCTCTTTTCTTTGAGTTTTCGCCAATTAAATGTTTTCCAGTCCACACCGTTCATTGCTGCAACACGCTTGATTGAATACCAATCTTTACTGTAGTCTAATTCCTGTTGTAACTTTTCTTTTTCCTGCTCCGCAATCTGCCTGCGCTCTACTTCATCCGCATATGCCCGAAGTGCCGATGGAAAATCTTGCGGTATCTGTCCTCTCTCCATCTCATCAAACCGTTTCACATACCTTGCAGTAAATATGATTCCTTTTTCGCCATTAAATTTGTTGGCGAGGAAATCACACCCCATTTTGGTGACTTTATAGCATTTATTTTCCTTGCCGCTTGCGTCTTTGTAGGTGGATGGAATAAAATAATCACTGACAACAATTTTGTTGTTAGTTAATATCTGTATAATTCCAACCTGTTTTGTGCTTCCATCTTGGTTTTTAGTTCCCTCTAATTTTCTTAAAATTTGCCAATGTTCCAGTTCCATCATTTCAGCAATTTCAAGTGTTGTTATCGTCTGTACATCATTTCCGAATCGGATTTTATCTTTAGTCGAAAGAGCAGTATATTCCATACCGTCCACCTCCTAAAATTTTTCTCCGATTCCACATTTCGCAGAACCGGATATAGTTATTTCGTGCGTGTTAGGAACATACCCTAACAGGAGTTACGCACTATATATTCAATCCATTTGGATGAATTTTCAAACAAAAAGACCACCAAAGACTGAATTTCTTCAATCTCTGGCGGTCACGAATCCGCACCTATTCCTCATAGGCTTGCAGGACGTCCTAAATTCTTTAGGTCTTGCCTGCGTGATTTTTAATTATTTTGTATTCTATACCATATGCCAAAATCTGTCAATCAAATTCCAACCTCTGCTGCATATTGGCATCGTCAATCTGTTCCTGCAAAAAATACGGCGTCTGATAGGCATTTATCACTTCCACTGCCTTGTCGCACTGGTTACGCTTGATGCTCTTGTAAGACCGAACACCAAAGTTGTATTTCAGATTGGCATACAGATTGTTGTAAACCTTTTGGCGCAATCCACGGTTGCTGTATGCGCTTGACTGTTTGCCGCCCATGATTGAAACGCCTTTCTTTCTGACAGCTTCCGTAATGCGGTCGGCTTCCACCGGAAGTATCGGCAAGTCCATCTTAAGGCTTTCCAAATCCGCCTTGATTTCGTCAACCTCTGCTTTCAGTTCCGTGTGCCCCTGTGCAAGCAATGCAATCTTCCCGTCCGTGGTTTGCGGCATCATGTATGTACCAGTCTTTCTGATGCTCGGTAAAACTTCATCAAATATCCATTTTTCCAATTTGTCAGCTTTATCTTTTATTTCTTTACTGTTACCCTGTTGACCAGCTTTAATAATCAATCGGTAAATATCTCCTTCCGGAATAAGAGGTTCTGCATATCCACCATTATTTTTAAAGCTATCCTCGACCAGGACACCCTTGCAATTATCCGAAACCGCCTTTCTTGGTCTTTTATACATAAGCATCGAAGCTATATCTACTCCAAAAAAGTATTCTTTTCCGTTTACTATAACCGTTCTCAAATCCCCTAAAATAGGATTGTTAAAAATCTGAATATCGTTCATCAGCAAATCCCCCATTTCTTCTTGAATGAAAGTATCGTGTTCAAAATGAAATGCAAAAATTTTTCGTCCTGTATGCTCTGGATTTCCGTTATCAGCTGTTCTTTCATCTCGCACCGCCTTTCTTGTCGGATGCAAGGTTATTTGTAAAAATCCACACACATCTTAAAAAGTGTTCGCTGAGTAAATTCAGATTTTTGGTAATTGCTTCAATATAAAATTCTTTCATTATCTTGCACCGCCTTTCTTTACAAGGCGGTAAATACCGTCGTGATCTATTACGTCCTCATCATTCAAATCTGCCATAAATATTACAACGCCGCGCAACAATTTTTCGTTATCACATCGGATTGCAAGCCGAGAAAGCAACGATCTGTACTGCTCAATTTGGCTCGGTAAATAAGTTCCATCCTTTTTTATGATTTCATTTCTGAAAATGTCCTTAAGAATTTCGCTGGCAATATCAACCTCATCGAATTCGTTCGGCAGTCCTAGCAAATTCATGGCTGATGTTACCACTTTGCGAAAACCAATCGGAGAAAAATTATCAATGTCCGTTTCGGTACTCCAACCACGGTTATACTTCATCCTCTCGATTTCCACAACATGATTCACTTTCTCCATCAGCGCGTCACTATTAAGTATCGTTCTTACAATTTCTTCAATGCTTCTCATAGATTTTACCTTCCTTTCGTTTGCTGTTTGACAACCATTCCAAAAAGCGGTATAATCCATGTATCAACCGCTTTTGGTGGCTGTAAGTGTAAGAGTAACCGTTACTTGTCTAGGGCTTCGGTTGCTCTTATTTCGTTATAGACCTTATCAATCCCCTTCATTACTACATCATATTGCGTCATTCCGGTCTTTTCACAGCAATATAGAAGTTTTTCTCTATCTTCTTCTGTTGCTCTTACTTTTATAATGTTATTTTTGGGATTATCTGTCGGTCTTCCTGTTCTTGGTGACACTGTTTCATCTCCTTTCTTTTGTGTACACATAAATATTAATATATGAGTACACAAAAGTCAATACCCTTTTGAAATATTTTTCAAAAAAAGAAGCGCATCTCTGCGCTTCCTCTTATATACCCGCTTTCCCCAGCCTTTCCCAATCTGCATCCCTAGTACATTCATCCTTTTTCTTCAATAAGTTTTCGTTCTCTTTTTCCAGTTTTTCTATTTTTATTTCCAATTTCTTTTTCTCTTTTTTCAATGCAATATTCTCTTTTTCCAAATCGTCCGCACGAATAAGCGCGTTTGACTCCCGATTAAAAAGATCAGTATTGTGCGCCTTTAATGCATCTTTTTCTTTATTTAACTCTCTTATTTCCCATTTGTAATTCTTTTTATCTTGCGTCATCTTAATTTTCAATTCTTCTATCGTTTGATGTGCTTTATTCAACTTCTTTTTGCACTCATTTAGTTCTGATTCAGACTCCCTATTCTCCATCGTAATTCTCCACATATTAAATCCAAATTTATATGAAAGTGTAGCCACAATCATTACATATAATTTTATTTATTTCATATGTTTGATCTTTTCTCAAAATCTTTTCCTTTTTATTTACTAAAGTAAACGGTTTAAATGGATTTAGATTTGCAGTGTATCTTGTCTTTGTTTTGCCTGGTACAAATTTCTGCTCCGTATAATGAGAACAATTTTCGCTCCCACATCTTGGACAGTAAACCTCTTTTTTTTCTCCGAATAAAGTATATTTATATATACCATTAAATCCCGTGTTTTGAGATCTTTCAACAGAATTTCTTAAGAATAATTTTCCAACACCTGTAATCTCTGGCTCTTTTGGGCGTTCCCACCCTCTATCATTTTCGTTTTCTTGTTCGTATGATTTATAAAATTCACTTTTCCCCGCAGACATTTCATTGTTTTCGTGTTGTTTCAACGGAAATCCGCAATTGATACACATTTCTGCTTTGTCTGAAATTTCTTTTCCACATTCAGGACATTTAATCAACGCCATGTGTTACCCTCCCGCTACTTGTAATAAAATGATTCTACCACAAGTGGCGGTATTTGTCATTAGAAAATATATGCTTCTCTTTTTACCTCTCTATTATTCGTCGTAATTCTATAATTTTCTCAAATAATCTTCAATGTATGAAATGTATTCAACTGGTATTCCGTTAATTACATCAACCGATATATCAGAATAACTACTATTTATCGACCAATCATAAACATTTTCTTTATTTAATTGCGATATTTCTCCAGTTTCTTTGTTTTTATAAGTATACTTATCTTTTTGCTTTAAATTCACGCAAACAGTTACTTCCATGTCTGACATGTCAAATTTATAATAATCATAAAGAGTAAATATACAGATAACTTTACTATCATCTTTCCCAAGATACAATGTATCCATATTTTCAAAATCAATTCTATTCTTTTCGCTGTCTATATAAACACAAATATCAAAATCTTTTTGATCATTTTCATACAGCCAGTAGATATCTTCTTCTGAAAGTGTGCTTATATCAAATTCAACTATAACATACGGCATGTAACCATTTTTATATTCCATCTGACACAAATCTACTGATTTTATTCCAAATGTACTATCATTATAATTCATGCTGTCATACGGTATACTTTTTACATTCTTTTCTATTCCAGTTTCTCTTTCAATCACGACAGTTCCATCCGTTTCTGTCGTCTCTATTTTTTCTTCCTCATATCCGTTTCCACACCCAGTTAATACCAACACAGCTATTGTCAAAATTACTATTCCCCACTTTTTCATGAACTCCCTCCCATTTGTAATATATTATACAAACCATACCACAAACGAAAGAGAGTTGCAATTAAAATATAGGAACTGGATTTCTCTGCGTTCTATTTGCTTCCTGTCTCCATTTTTTTACTGTCCCTTGATACGCTTTATCTGAATCAAGAACCGCCGTAATATCTGCTTTTTCAAGTTTTGATACAATGACGTCTCCCAGTTTATCGTAATCAATAGCGCTTGACATTGCTATCTGCATTTCTTTTCCAATAGTACTTTCAATGCTACCGGAATTGTATTTTATAGATGCGTTTACGTTGTCAGTTATGCTTCTATTGTACTTATATACAACTTCCGGCGCTGCTTTTAACCCTGTCAATCCAAAACTGTCCTTAATTCCCTCGGACCAGTTTTTTATCTCCTTAAATGTACTTTTAGATCCATCAGAAATACCATTATTAAATCCTTCTACCGTAAATCCTGCAAATTCTTTAAACACTCTTGATGGCGAATGTATCCCCATCAAATTTGTAAACCAAGAACCAATATTTGATACCCAGCTAGAAATAACACCGTGCGTTGTATTCTGATTCCCAGATACTCCACTATTAAATCCCTCTACCGTATATTTTCCATAATCAGAAAACACCGTGGATGGCGAATGTATCCCCATGTTTGTTGTAAAAGGTGCCTTGATATTATTGTTCATATAATCAAGCATAGCATCTCCAGTACTGCTTGAGTTATCTCTGATACCATCATTGTATCCATCTACTGTATTTTTCGCCCAACTTTCCCCCATATTGGACAGCATGAGTTCCTTTAATTTACCTTTTCGTGTAATTTCTCCGGTAACTGTATCGACTGCACTTTGAGACTGGGCTACACCACCATCCGAAAATCCTTTAACAATTACTTTTCCGCCTTCTATTGCTACATTGTATCCTCTGTCGTTATACCATGTTGTTATTTCATTTTCTAGTTCTGCGGTCAATGTTGGTATTGCTTCTTTCGTTCCTGCAACTCCGCCAACACCAAATTGTACCATTCCTTTTTCCCCAAGGTTATACATATCTTGGTCTGTCGTTCCATAGGAATCAATAATTGTTTGATATAATTCTACTGCTTCTTTTCCGATTACCTGCTTACCATTGACAAATATTCCGCCAAGATCATCTATTGCTTTTGATGCGTTCAATGCAATTTGTCCAAAGTTAATCTTATCTACGGCATCAGACAATTTATTGTATTTCTGCGTATGTTGTTCAAGCATATCATTTGCAGTATTGTAAGATGTTGTAGCTTTTTCAACCTCATCTCTAAGCGTCTTTTGTGTTTCTGTTATTTTGGACTGTTCATCTTCTAAGAAAACCATTTTCTTTACAAGTTCATCATGTGCATCGCTTGCATTTTTTGCTTCTATGCCATTTGCTTTTAAAGCGTCTGCATTTCGCTTCCACCAATCATTCCAGTCCTCTGTTGCACCTATATCAGAAATTATTTTATTGAGTTTATCTAACTCTGTTTTATTTTTTTTGTAGTTCTGCTCTGATACTTCCAACTCGACATTAGCTTCCGCAAGTGCCTTACTGTACTGCTCTACAACATCTTTATATCCTGCAACTCTATAATATTCTTTCTGCGCTTCTATGGTCTTTAGAAGTTCTTCCTTTTGTGCTGTATATTTTCCAGTAGTCATATCAATCTGATTTGCTAATTCTGGACAAATATCAATAAGCTGTTGTGCTCTCGTTTTTAATGTTTCTTGATCTGCTGCTGTTAAGCTCGTCTTGTCTGCAAGTTCGAAATATGAATCTGCAAGCTGTTGAAGCTGATCTGCACTTGCTTCGGATTTAGATGTTAAATCCTTTGTAGTGTCAGCTAAATCTCTTAGATTTTGTGCGGCATCTTCCATTTTCTGGTTATTTGATCCTATTTCTTCCTCAAACTCCAAAAACTGATCTGCAATCTCTTTTTGCCAACTTTTATGGAAATTATATACAGCTAACCCTATTGCTGCGATCGCCGCTGCTATTGCTAAATAAGGATGCGCAACGACAGTAGCTGCAAAATTCAAAAGAGTATCTTTTATTGCCAAAATCTTTGTCTTAATATTGTCTAATGCTGATAACGTAATGGTTGATATTTTTATTGCTGCAATTACTCCAAGAATGGTTGCTTCTATTGGTGCAGCAGAAAATATACCAGACCATGTGCTTAGCCCAGCATTTATAGCTTTCCAAATTACCTGCGCAATTTTTCCACATATGCCAAGCCAATCTATATCAGACAGGAACTCTCCGATTTTCTTTCCAATCCTATACCAATTCACTCCATCAATAGCAGAAATCATTGCATCAAGCAAACCTTTCGCCCATGTATTCAATGTTCTTGCCAAAAGAGTAAACTTGAAAGTTTTGAAAAATTTATTAATCCCTGCTGCAATAGAATTTCCAAAATTCTTCCAGTTAAATCTCGTTCCAAAAGAATTTAAAAACTCCAATGTAGTATTCAATGCCCCTGCAATCGTTTTTCCGACATTCCCGAACAGTCTCGGATTAATAAGACCATTAAGGAAACCTGCCAAGCCTTTGCCGAAGTTTCTTGCCTTGGAATAAATCTTATCCCAGTTGATAGACTCCATAGCTTTTGATAAGGCATCACTGATGTATTTTCCAAGTTGTTTCAGATTTTTAATATCACTTTCGTAATTTTTGAAAATGGTATCAGTCTTGACGAGTTTGCCACCACTGGCACCACCGGATGCACCACCGCCGCCGGAACCGCCCGAGCCTTTTTTGCCAGAACCATCATTTGTTGTAATCAGTTTCAATTCATCAAACTGACGGACGCCCTTATTCATCTTGTCGATGTTCTTTGCCGCCTGTCCGGTATTGTCAGCAACATCGCCTGCGCTCTCTGCCGCATCTGAAAAACTATCTGCAAGACCTGCACCGGAATCCTCATATTTCCATCCGAAGATTGCGCCTAAAGCGTTTGTAACCTTTGTAACAAAGCTGATAACAACCAGTAAAACGGAATTGAGTGCTTTTACGAATGGTTTAAAAGCATTGATTAATGCTCCACCAATAACACTGCCAAGCTGTTCAAATGACTGTTTTAAAATTCTGATCTGGTTCGCCCACGAATCAGCAGTACGCGCAAAGTCTCCCTGTGCTGTCTGCGTATTGGCAAGGACGTACTGATACCGGAGCATTGTCTTTTCAGCCTGTGACATAGACTCGATATCAGAATCTAATCCCTGTTTCATCGCCCACTCTTTAAGGGTTGCCTGTGTAAGATCAAGACCGTAATCTCTTAATGGACGTGTCTGTCCGGTAAATATTGCAGCTAAATCCTTCGACACAACATCCTGATCTATGTTATACAGAGATGCCATATCAGCAGTTAATTTTGTTAAATTCAAAGACACATCAGCCATGGAATCAGACAAACCAATATAGCCATCTGTCTGTTTGTTCAAAAACTCATTGGCTTTCTTTATCAAACTGCTGTCAATTCCCATGGCTGTTCCCATTGCTTGGAATCGGCTTGCCGTCTGTTTCAATGTCAGTTCTGACATACCAAACTGACGTATAGAGTCCTGTGCAAACTCATTGACTTTTTTTGACATGTCACCAAAAGTAACATCAACAACGTTCTGAACCTCTGTTAATGCCGATGATATGTCGATTGCATTTTTTATTCCTCTGATCGCTCCGTACAGACCAAGATAAATCCCCATAGAGGATAAAATCTGTCTTGTGAATGACTTGAGTCCGATCAATGCTTTTCCTGTGGATGTCTTAAATCCAAGGAAAGAACCGGAAAGATTACTGATGCTGTTATTTAACCCAGAAATTGCGCCACCAGACCTGTTGGAAAGATTTCCAAGTGCCTGTGTCATTTGTAAAATATTTGCGCTTACATTTGGTGCTTTTGAGAGTGTCTCAAACAGATATTTAAGGTTGTCAGCAAGCAAAGGTATATTTGTTACTGCACGTCCGCTTGCAACGCTTCCAAGCCTTGATATGGCTGTTACAAGGTTGCTCATATTGGTCATATCAAAATTCAATGCACCTATCTTGTTCATCTGGCGTACAAAGTTTTGTAACTGCGCAGATAAAGCCGGCAGATTCTTTGTCGCCTGTGTAGATGCCTTGCCACCAATTTTTGACAGTGCCGACACCATGCTTGTGAGTCCGCTTGTATCAACAGCTTTAACACTTGCTATTCCAGATGCAAGATCTCTCACAGCAGAAGATATTCCGTGGATAGAATTTGCATCAACACCAGAAAATTTATTGAGTGCCCGCACCATTGATGTGATTTCCGAAGATTTACCACCTTTGAACCCGGTAGCTGCATCGGAAATGCTTCTGATTCCGCTTGCAATATTTGAAAGTTTTGCAGTGTCAAACGATATGCTTTCCCGGAGCCTATTCATGCTGTTTACAAGGCTTTCTATGGAATTACTTGCTTTTGCAGAGTCAGCTTTGATTTTTATTTGTAATTCATCAATGTCTGCCATATATGCACCAACTTTCTATGCAAAATAAAAAGACGGTAGGCTGTGACACCTTACCGTCCTTGATCTACTCTTTTAATTTTTCTCTTGTAACCGGTCCGCATTTCTTATCTACTGTAATTCCGACTTTTTTCTGGAATGTTCCAATACCGGTCGCCGTATCATTTCCAAGAATACCGTCCACATTACTGTTTCCCTTTTTATCTTTTTCATCCAGGCATCCGTGATAAATAAGCTCCGTCTGAAGCCATCTCACATCATCCCCTCTCATGCAAGGGAATTTTTTCTTTAAAATCCTTGCAGGTTCCGGGTATGGGTTTAAATGATCTTTTACATTTTTTCTAGGGTTTCCGCTTGTCACAATCGCTGTATGACCTTTTGTTTTTGTGACAAGAACATCTCCATTGTAAAGAACCATTCCTGCCGCATAACCTCCAATGTCATCAAACATGCCACTAGAAAGAAGTACAGATTTTTCATTTGCTGTGGTGAAATTTCCAACATCTTTTCCAGTTGCATGAATAATGCATGCACGTACCGTTGTGCCGCAATCTGCTTCTGTTTTTACTTTTGAATTAATACCATATTTGACAATTCCAAGCCGGTGTCCCTGACAGTAGCCAATATTATCATTATTGCACGCTGTAATCATTGATTCTGCCAGTTTATCCGCCATATCTTTTGTTTTTGGTCTTAACACATACCATCCTTTTTTATGAACATAAAAGTTTTGCATACTTACTTCTGTTCCGGTCTGATCTCCCGGTCTCCCACCGGTCAATTTCCCATTTTCATCATGTCTTGCAGATCCAATTCTCATATTTATACCTCCAAGTTCTTTTCTGGTTTTGGGTGGCTCAACTCATAGTTTGACTGCATAATTTTGAGCTTTGCCACAAATAGCTCTCTCTGTTTCTTAATTTCTTCTTCCGTCATTTCCGAATCATCTTTCCCTTGTTGCTCATTGATTGGTTTTTCAATATACTTTGATTTTGCTTTTCGTCCGGCAAGACAATGTTCTACTGCCACCGATACCGCAGACAATCCGTATGTTCCAAACCACATCCACATCTCATTGTCTCTTTGCTTTTTATCTAAGTTGTAAGCATCCGCATAAGGCTGTAAATCAGCCGGGCAGGACGTGTCTATGTCACGCACGGTAAATCCATACCCTTTTGTAACTAAAAGCCAGAATGGGCGGATTTCCGCACAATATGTTCCCCATGTAAGTTCTCTCTGTTCTTCTACTTTTTCCTCGGAGTTTTCTTCTCCGCTTCTTTCTGATCTGCTTTGAGCAGTTTTGATAAAAAACCGTTTTCAAGCAGCTCCGCTAAAAGTGCATTGTAAAGTACCTGAACATCTGCATCTTCTCCGTCAAAGTAATCATCCAGCATGGCATATACTTTTCCAAGCTGCTGTTCCTTTTCTCCCTCATTGTCCGGATTGTATCCAAGTTCCTCTTTGTGAAACTTCTGCGCGCCTACAAGGATTAACTCTGGAAGAAATAAAAGGATTTCGTCAACCGCTTCGATATCTTCCATCTGGTCTAATTTTGCTACTTTCTTGATAATTCCGCTTTTCACGGTTGCTTCATATCCAAACTTGATCTGTAATTCTTTCTCGCCAAATTTTAATTTTGTCATTTTCTTTCCCTTTCTCCCTCTCATATAGGGAAAGGGCAGTCCGAAGACCGCCCTGTTCTTTTAAATTGTTTCTTCAAGCTCTGGCTCGGTTGTCTGGTTATCGTCAGCCGATCCAACCGAACTATTCGACTGACGTGTTATTCCCCCGGTGTAAAAGCTACAGCGGTGTCCATGCCCTTGTATTCTTCAATGGTAAGATTCATTTCAACCGTCAAAAGTTCGTTCTGACCAATCTCCGGCTGTGGAATCTGCTCTGGCGGCTGAGCCACAACAAAAAACGCGTCGGTAAATCCCGGGATAATAGTTTCAAACCACATTCTTTTCCCGCCGGAAAGCGCTTTATACGCCGTGATAAGTGCTTCCCACTCTTCCTTTGTGGCATCCGTAAGGTTTACCGTGATAGGGAAAGAGCCACCGGTATCTGCGCGACCCTTTACATATCTGGTAATAGCATCTTCTAATGCAGATGCGTCAATCTGTTCCGGCTCAATGTTGATACCGCCGATTGCGTTAATTCTTGTAAGCTGTTTAAACGATGTAGGCTTTGTTCCGGCTGTGGTTTCTGTTCCATAGCCAAACGTAATGCCTAACGTAGACAATCCTGCTTCTGCCATTTTTACCTCTCTTTCTACCGCCAAATAATGCGGTTATCGGGCGCATCTTTTTGCACCCGGTGCATAAAAAATAGAGCCTTTCGGCTCTTTTACATCAATCTGTCGTTGGCTCCGATTATCCGCCGGAACCTTGCAACGCTTCTAAATTTTTTCTCACTGTCATTTTTAAACTCCGGCATTGCTGTGATTTGAAATCGCATCTGTTTAAAGGCATCAGCTAAAATAGCCATAATCCCTTTTGCATCGCTCTGCTTTGTGTTTGTAATGACGTCAACCTGTATTGTTTCCTGCACCGCATTTACGGATGTGCCCTCTAAATCTGCCCCACGTTCAAGCCCCGGCATCTCGTGAATGTAAATGGTCGGGAAAACAGGGTCTTTATCAAGGTTCTTTTCAACCGTTGTAAATGCAGTGTCAAAATTCATGCTTTTGTATTTTTTCTTGAGTTTTGGTTTGGCTATCGTTGCAACATTGGAGAAAATGTTTATTTCAAGGTCAAATACCCACTGGTTTCCTGCCATTATCCAAACACCTCCTTCGCTGTCTGTGTAACAATCTGCCGCAACTCATTTGCGGTCAGATACATGAATGGTCGGCTTGGCATTCCCTCTGTAAACCACCAATCGCCATTGTCGTCCTGATAAAACCATCCATATCTTCCATCTGAAATCTGATGGATAGTTTTTCCACTTGCATACTGCCACGAAACGCCATCTGGCAGTTTCCCTGGATAAGGATTTTGCTGTCCTACGGTTCCTGTTCCAAATTCAACAAACATTGCATGGTCCGTCCCGGCAACTACCGCCCATATCCCGCCTCCTTTGGTACTTCCCTTGTATTCTGAATGAATACTGGAAATCAATTCTGATGTGAATATTGCGTCAAGGTCAGCAATTTGTACTCTGGCAATCTCTACGCCCTTTTCCGCGAGTTTTTCTGCCAATAGCTGGCATTTATATGTCAAGCTGTTTTTATAGGCTCTAAGCTCTCGTATGGCGTTCTGAATAGACTTTTCAGACAGGCTCATTGTGATTACTTTCTTCCCCATGCCACACCTACTTCACATTTTTTTGTAACAAGAACAAATCAACCGTCAATCCCTCGTCTGCGACACCTTTTACGATGTAATCAGCCGAATTTTCGTCAACGATTGTATTCTCTTCATCTTTGTACTTTACGTCTGATCGTTTCCATACCAAAGATCCGACGCTCAATGGAAGCTTTCCTTTGTCTTCTACGATCTGAACAAAATTTGTAGAGTTATCTACGCCAAATTCTTTTATAAGTGCTTCGCTCAACTTATTGCTGATCGAAGAATAAAAAACCACAGGCTTTTCATAACCTGTGGTATACTCTCCGGTTGTCTTCGGTATCTTGTTCCCGTCATCATCAAGGTAATAAATTACATTACCATCAGAATCCGTGTACGAAGAATATTCGATGTTACCATCATCATCCGTCACATATACCGGCACCTTGCCGCTTTGCTGCGAATAACTCATTTTTTGCTTATTGATCTCAAGCATTTCACTTCACATCCTTGCCGAACCGTTTCCACAGCTCAGAAAGCTTTTCCCATCCATACATTGCGACAAACGCAACAATAAATCCTGCAATAATAGCTGCCAAGATCATATACCATAAAATTGATGTCTGGATGTACTGCATGTATGCCACAAACGCAGCGACCGTGATTCCGATAGAAAGAACAAATACCAAAATGTCCGTTGGAATCTTAGAAAATACGCCTACACCTTTGATTACCTGTGTTACCACAGACACAACAAATGCCAGCGCACCAATGATTGCCAGAATAATTGTCATATTTGCAATTACAGACTGTATAATATCCATGATTAAACCTCCTTTTCATCATTAAGACGGGTTTCTATCCCGTCAATTCTGTGATGCGCCGATTTCACACTTTCCTCCACCTTTATGATTCTGTTGTCATGAGAATTTATTTCTTTTCGCATCTCAGATACTTCATTTTTGATCTCGGTCGTGTTGTTTGAAATGGCATCCAACTTCATGTTAATGCGTGTGTTCTCCCGCACGCGCTCTTCAAGATCCGTGTTGTCTGTCCTTTTGTTGCTCTTCAAGCCCATAAAGACGGAAAAACCAAGCGACAGCACGCTTATAATGATTGCTGTTGATATTTCAATCGTCAAATCATATACCGCCTTTCATTTTTTATGGCACACCGTCCACCACCGCTCAATGTGTGCCGCCTGCTACGTTTTGCCAACATCGGCAAAACGTAACGCACAATCTTCTAAACTCCTCGAAATCGATGAGTTATAATGATTTTACAAACGGAAATACAAAGACAAACAAGCTTTCCCTGTCTTTCCAGCTACGGCTCACTCCGTTTTCTGAATAGCTTGCCATATAGGCTTCTCCTGCCTGTGAATGGTCGTACACGGCTAAATTGACGATTACATCCTCAAACTGTTTCAAGTCTTCGGATATTTTTTCATCCGTGTAGCTTTCCGGGTAATTCCGCTTGCTTACCACTTCATTTCTTGCCTGCTTGATAAGCTGTTCAATGTAAGGGTTATCTTCTTTCTGGTCGAACACGACAACATCAGAAGTAACACCATCTTCGTCCGTAACGGTTTCAATATGAAATTGTTTCAGTCTGATTTTGACCTGCTCTAATGTTGTATATTCGTCCATTCTTCCCTACCTATAATCCAAACTGCTCGATCAAAATGCGTTTCAGTTCCGCTCCACTGATTTCTTCTGCACCCTCGATCCCATGTTCAGCGGCAAGTGCCTGTAAATCAGCAGTGCTCATTCTGTTAATCTCTGTCTTGGTGTACGCGCCGGAAGATTTCTCTCCCGAAACAATGTCCGGGATTTCATCTCCTGCTTTATACCATCTTCCATTGCGCTTTACTGTATATTCAGCAATCATACCGCACCTCCTACGCAACTTTCATGACAACAACGCTGTCCATGCCCTCAAAAGTAGGCAATCCGATCATTGACACAATGCAATGCGTGTTGATCGGATGATTTGTTGCGTATGTATATACCGAAATGCCGGTTTCTACAATAGAAAGGTTTCCGTCTGTTAAACTTCCGCTTCTCTCTTCCGGTGTCTTTCCAAAGACATAATCTCCAAGGTACACGCCGGATGACTGCGCTGAAATAACTCCTGTAGGAATAAAATATTTGGTGGCACCGTCTGCCGGGTCGATGTAAAGTTTGTCGTAAACTTCAATCTCGATGCCGTATCCTCTAAGATACTCTGTAACCTGCCCCTGCTGTAAACGAATACCTCCATTGTAAGCAGTAATTCCAAGCACCTGTTTCTTTGTGTCTTCTGCCTTAAGAACCATCTCCCACGTTTCTGTATTCATGCTAAAACGTGCAAGGGAATATCCGGTTTTCTTTGCAAACTCACGTTTAATCTCGATAAGGTCATCAAGTGGCGTTGCTGTTTCGGATGCAGACCATTTATCGGTATCGCTTCCAGAAATATCTTTGTAATGGTCTCTCTTGTGCGATACTCCATTATCGGAAGTATAATCAACATAGTAGCTCTTGCCACCAATTGTTACCTGTACTCTTGGAATACCATCAGATGGTGCTAATAACTGCCAAATCTGGCGTTCCGGCACTACTCTTGCGCCCTCAATCAGCATCATCGGTTTTTTGCTGATTTCTCTAAGCACCTGGTTTGCCATGTTGGAATTTTCTGCCGACTGGTAATTTGCATACTCCTGCTCTTCACGCTCTGTTACCATGTAAGATTCACGGTAGAACGGCATCTCGTTCTGAATATCCGAAAATCCACCGACATCTCTTAACTCTGCCTGCGCATCAAAATTGGATGCCTTTAATGATACCGGAAGACCGTTTTTCCCTTTGATAAATCTAAGTTCAAGGCTGTCCTGTTTTCTGGTTCCAAATTTCTGTCTACCTAAGTAAGGCGCAGAACCAAGCGTTTTTTCATAATTATTCCACATAACCCCAAGACTTCTTGCGGTAAATGCTTCTGCTAATGGTAATGCCATTCTCTAATACCTCCATTTCTTAATCAAAAAAAGTGACACGCGGTGTTGCTGCTTTTGCAGTTGCTTCTACGGTCACTCCATTTGCCGTTACCTTTGCGCTGTCAATAGAACCCTGATATACATAAGTTCCAGGCGCATCTCCCATTGTTACGTCAACATCTTCCAGAAGATACCCTTTGCAAGATTCGTCATTGCTTGGGAACGGTGTCCCTGCCTTTGCAATCTTCTTTCCGTTTGCATCGGCACTTGTTACCATTGTCTGCGGAACGATGCACGCCGCACCCTCATAAGGAAAGAATTTTAAAATTCCTTTACTCTGTGTAAAGTCTCTTTCAATTGGTTTTCCCATAATTTACCTCCTATAAAACATAATGGTCTTTGGCTTCTGCATTTTTTGCCGGTTCGCCAAAACTGATTTTTTCTGCGTTCTCTACGTCCGCAGTTTTTTTATTTTCTCCACCTGCAGTACCGCCGCCCGGATTTTCAGAATTATTTGCAATCTCCTGTTCCTTTGCCTGCGCTGCCGCGGTTTCCTTTTCGGCTGTAATCTTTCCAAGAGCGTCATAATCAAGGCTTCCATTATCCTTGACAACGGATTTTGCCTGCTCTGCATTGATTTTTAACTTTTCCATCAATGCTTCGCGCTGGTCTCTAATGGCGTTTTTCTTCTGCATATCTGCAATCTGCTGATTTGCTGTCTCTAACGCCTTGTTTGCTTTTTCAAGTTCCGTGAGGTTTCCTGCTTCCATTTCATCCAGCTTTTTCTGCAACTCATCTGCGCTGTCTGCCTTTGCCTTAAGCTCTGCTGCTTTTGCCTGTTCTCTCTGTACGGCACTGCCGTAATCAGCAATGATTTTCTCAACATTTTCCTCACTGATACCCATTGCAATTAACTCTTCTCTTTTCATTGATTACCTCCGATATGTCTTTACGAATTTTTGCGGTGCAACGACACCGAATGACACTGTTGATTTTTACGCTCACAACTTTGCGAATTTTTATAAAATAAAAACAGCCACCGATTACTCGGTAGCTGTCTTATTTTGCTGTTTATTTAATTGGTTTACAATTTCCTGTGCTTTTTGTTCCTGCTCTTCTGCATCATCAATGGTTTTCCACAACGCATCTATATATGGCTTAGACAAGAGGAATGTCTTTTCAGCATCTCCCCAAAGCCCCACCGTTTTAATGGCAATAAGAGGATGTATGCCGCACTCTAAAAGCTGATATAGTGTTTGCGACTTTGTATACATATTGTCTTGCGGGCTATGATTGATTTGCACATCAAAATCCCTCATTGACAATTTCAAATCCTTGTCCTTAACGCGTATTACATTTAAGACAACTTTTGCAAGTCTCTTCTCTGCCGATTTCACAATTGGGTCTTTTAATTTTGCTCTTGTCTTTGAAAAATCCCATCCAGCCCTTAATGATACTGCTCCTTGTGTATCTCCTCCAGAGTTTTGGGACTCTCTGTTTGGTATTGCTAATATTGCCAAGGCATTGTCCCACAAATCATCTTTTGCCACCTGACACTGGCTCTGATTTAGTTCCTGCGTCATAATCTCAACATCGGCTTTGTTATCCTTGTTATTGGACTTTACCGTCAAAGCATGGCTCATTTTCATCTCTTCAAACGTTTTTGGGTCGATTTCACAGTTCACAAACTTAACCCAGTACTGAACAAACTGCTCAATTCCATCCATTCTGTTTGACTGCATATTGTTTATGGCATCCAAAATACCTATGACAAGCTCAATATCAGAAATTCTCTCATGATTATTTGGAAACTCAACAATAGGTATACTTCCAAATGCGTGCAATTTCCATTCAGAAACTACTCCATTTTGAATTTTGCATGAATAATTGTCTGTATAGCACAGTTTGTACCATCTTCCATCTTCGTCCTTAAGCTCCTGTACGGCAATCACCGGTTCTTCCGTACTCCGATTATAAATAACACAAGTATTCATCGGAGTAGGGGCAACAATTTGAAATGGTATTTCTCCATTTGCAAATCTTACCGCCTTAAAAGATGTTCCGGTTGCTGACTGCCACTCTCCTGCTTTAATGTCTTTTTCCTGTTTATTCGCATCCACAAGATAGTCATTCAGCGCATCCACTGCCCGATTAATTTCATCATCATCTTTTCGACTGATAAACTGTATTGGCTCGCCATATGTCTGTCCTACTTTGAACTGAACAATCTCATACGCATGATTTTCTACTATTTTGTTTGTAATATCAGCATTTTGCACCTTTACACGGTATAAAACAGGCTGGTCACCTTTGTAATATCGCCAAAGATATTCTATGATGGTTTTGTTGTAATAAAAATTTCCGATGCAGTCTCCCACCACATTGACAATATTATCTGCTGTGATGGTTTCAACATCTGTATATAAAATTTTTCTACCATAACAGCCTTTAACAAGGTCTTGGAGAGATTTGTCATTTCTCATTTTTTTCTCCTAAATAAAGGTCATTCCGCTGGATGTTGCACGAAACGGAAGAGATTTTAATTCTGTTTTTCCATTCTCCGGATAAAAAACAACTTTCTTGTGGCATTTTCTGCACTCAACAGAAATTTGCATTGTTGAACGCCCATCGTGTGTGGCAACTTTTCTTCCGCAACGCGGGCAATATATTGTTTTTGGTGTATATACCATAAAGTCCTCTTTTCTTTGCAAAAGAAAAAGCACCGGAGATTTCTCTACGATGCTTTTATAAATTGGGGGAGGTGAAGTATTCAACTTTTGTTGCTTTCTTCGATTATAACTATATCAGAAAAAAAACGGACATATCGGACAACTTTACTCTTTCATAAATCTATCGAACGCTTTTCTAACGCTGTCTTCTGTGTTATTGCCTCCTATTTGGTCGGCAACCTTATTCCAAGATTGATTTTCTAAAAATCTAAGGTTAATTATTCTTCTAATTCTGCTATCTTTTATATTTGCAATAAACTCTTCTACTTCATTTGTTTTTTCAAGAAGTTCGTTTTCCAAAATTTCGAGGGTGGTTTTTCTGGAATATAACAAGGTTTTTTTGTGCCTATATTCTGGCAATGGTATTCCTTCTATTTTAAAATGTTGGTTTCCACCATTTCCGCCAGAAACGCTATCAATAACCGTTCCTTCCTGTTCAATTTTTTCTATGTATTTTTCAAGCTTTTCAATTTTATTCCTTACTTCTTTTACTTCTTCTCTTAAATCTAAGTATTGATTTAAAATATCTTTGTTTACCATATCAATACCTCCTAAACGGATTTACTGCCGCTTCTACTTTGGCTACGTTATTTCCATTTGTCACTCTAAGCGCAAAGTTTGAAAATACATCCGGCACATCATCCAACTGCTTTTTACCGGACACTGAATATCTCTTGAGAAGAGACATCATTACTCCATATGGATCATTTGGCTTATATAATGATGGGTCTTTAAATATAACGTGCTGCAATATCCAGTTTGAGCACTGAAAAATCCTTGCTTCCTTATTTGTCTCCGTCGGTGTATCTGTGATATTGCATATCCATCCTTTGGCTTCCACTCGCTTGTTTACTTCCATTGCGACACGGTCTCCGCCGGCGTTTCTCTCAAATTCACATTCCTGCACTTTGTTGTTTGTCAAAACATTTGCTGCATTTTCATACTGCATCTCATAATCTGCCGTGTTATCGCAAACACAATCTACACAGTAGTAATCCTCTCCGTATTTTTGCAATACCGGCAAAACAAAGTAATCCGTTCCTTTTCCCTTTGTATCGCATTGACCGGTTACAATTTCTGGTTCTCCATGTGGCAAATTAAGATACCGACGTATTTTATCTTCCGGAAATAGCAATCCCTCTCGCTCAATCGGTTCCTGTTTGTAAAGGCATCTATATGATATGTCGTCCATCAATAATTGTTGATCTTCAAAAAACTCTTTTGTAAAACCGGAAAACTCATATTCAAAATTGCTTTCTCCTGTAACTGGGTCTACATCTGGTACCGCAATAACCTTTACTCTCGGATTGCCCTCGTACATATTTTGGATGCGCCCTATAACGTCGTGTACGCTCCATCTTGTGGCAATATGTATTTCCTTGCAGTTCTTACCGTCCGTGTCCTGTATCTTTCTCTGGCGGGCATCTACGGCATATTTATCCCATAATTTATCAAGGATAATAGGATTCATTGCTTCTTCGATACCGCCTATCATATCGTCAACCAGTAAAAACTTAGAAGCCCTTACTTTACCTGCATTCTTACTACCAACAGACGTACATTGTACGGATGGAAACGATTTGTACTTCCCGACATTAAACTGCTCCATCTTTGCATTTGTGCTTGTCACTGAAAGATCCGGAAAAATTTCATTCCATGTATACTCTTCCGCGTTTGTAACGATATCGTACACGCCGTCGTAATACATTCTGGTAATATCTCCGCTGTGCGAATAAAAAAGACTGAAATCTCTCGGAAACCATCCGGCAACAAGTGCGTGAAACATTTTTTCTACCGTTGTTTTTCCTGCTCCCGGAACAAGGGATACGCACAGGATGTCATATTTATCATCAATCATGCCTTGTAAAGCCTGTGTAAGCCCTATTTTGAGAAATTGATTTCTTCTTGGCATATAAAACCGTTCTTTAGGCTCTCTTTTATTTTCCAAATACTGGAAAGCACTATCCACAACTTTGTTTTGCGCTTCCAAAAGCAAAATCCCGTAATATTTGTCCAGAATTTCATAAGATATCTTGTTTTGGAATGAATATTTCTCTAAATCCCATGGTGTGCCACCTGTAGATTGAAAGATAAACTGCTCCGTCAGTTCTTTCGATCTGGCAGAAACCTTTAATCCATACTCAACATCCTTTTCCGTCAGAATGGCTACCCTTGCCGCTTCTGCCATGGCATCCATAACCTGTTCATCAATGCCATGCACCTGTATGTAATTTTCATATCCATTTACTGTGGAAATTAGGCTTGAACTTGCCAAAAGAAAAGCACCTCCGCAAAAGCAGAAGTGCCTTAAGACCTCTGCCAATAATTTTTGTTGGTTAGCGACTAACTCCATTTGTTAGCCGGTAATATCATCTAATCAATATCCGCAATACTTTCTACAAAGCAGTTATAATAGAGATTTCTGATATTTTCACAATATCTCCCTAAATTCTTGCAACTACGTGTTCTTTTGCAATTTCTTCTTTTTCCGGGTCGTAAATAACCGAACCGTTTTTATCAGTCTTATACTTATCAAATTCACAAGAAATTTTTATGTATGGGTATCTCAATGGCGTGCAGTCAGCATGGAAATCAATATTATACACTCCCTTTTGCCATTTTCCGTTAGCATAAATCTTTGTGTAACCGCCTTTTCTAGTTTTGATTATGATTTTTGAACGTGTTTTCTTCATTTCCAATGCACCTTGAACCCTTTCGCCGTATAATTACCAACTGCCTGTTTCAGCTCTTCCTTGCTTTTATATTCCTCTCGAAGCATGATTGCTACCTTGTTCTTCTCAATGGCGTATATGCCGCAGGTAACCGCTTTGCTCGCCGTATCAAGAACTGCTTTGTACTGTTTGCTGTTCATCTCGTATGTGCTGTTATTGATATTGACAATCATGCTTCATACACTCCTTCTCTTCCTTATGAGTTTGCATCAACATTTTTTAGATATTCAATGAAACTCATTTCAGCCCCCTCGCATGTTAAACCTTCAATAGGATTTTTGTGATAGTTTTCACGAAAATACCTCAATGCCTGTTCTTTTTCTTTTTCTGAATAAGAGTCCCATTTTGATATCCCAGATTTGTTTTTGAAAAATTCGCAATCGTGTTCTTTATAAGCAAATCCTACTGGAGGAATATACTTTTCTGGATGGTTACAAAATTCTATCGTTTTTTTCAAAAATTCATTCCATTCAATTCCAAAATAAGCACATTCATAGCATGTCATTCTTCCACCAACTTTCTACCACACATCGGGCAAAATTCAATTTCCATTGCTATCGCTACGTTCATTCCATTGCTACAACATTTAGCATACTGTGGACATTTATCAATATGGCATTGAATAACATTTATATAGCCCAATTTTTTGATTTTAAATTCTCCATATGCAGTTTTATATGATTCTTTCCCATTACAAAAATCACACATTTTCAACACCTATCCCTGCATCTGTGATAAATAACTTTTCCTCTTACATTCGCTTCATATGCTCTTCCAAGTGACCGAACAAACAGATATTTCTTTTTCTCACAATCCATATAATCCAAGGAATTCATATATGGCTCCAATTCGTTTGAAAGCTGTTCCACAAAATCCTTGATATGCTTGAATGCCTTAATTGCCTGTTCTTGTATAAACAAAACTATTGCTTTCCATGTATCAATTACTTTTACGGCATACTCAAGAATCATTTCTCCTAATTTTCGATACCATAATTTGAACTCGACAACCATATATCCTTGCAATTCAATAACTTTTTTCTGATCTTCTGACACATTAAGATACATACTCACACCCCATTTTGCGTAAAAAATACCAACCATCGAATAGCGGCACAAGGAATCGAACCTTGTCATACCAAACCATGCCAACCGCTTTCAAATCTGCAATTTCTATTCACGGAAGGGTTTTATGTTACCAATGATACCGCTTACCATCCATACATCTTCCATCGACCTGAACTATTGCAGTAGTGCCAGACTAAGTGAAGATAAGGAATTGATGTGGCGTGGATTTGCACCACGCAGGAGTGTACAATCTGGTCATCTATGTTGTCGGTTTCAACCAATTCTCTACGACAATTCCGTTTACCTATTCCGTCACACATCAACACCCAATTTTGTTCGGGCAAACGCAGTGTGTAGGATTCGAACCTACAAGGCGAATAAACGCCCGACCGGATAGCAACCGGCTCCAATTCCATTATGGGAACACTGCATCTTGATGGTGCGATTTCTTAAACAACCCATCCATTACAACTGTCTACCACGCACCTGCCAAACAGTGTTTTTAGGGAGTTGAGTGAAATAGGGAAGAGAGGAATCGAACCTCTATTGTTTACCACTTGGAAACTGATTTACAGTCAGCCGCAACACCGCCAATCGTTGCCGCTTCCCCAAAATGCGCGGACACCTCACTCCATATCTCTGTACGCGACCGCGCTACGCATACAGTATCAGATCAGCTCGGCACCATCGGAACGGAAGGATTCGAACCTTCAATCCGGCTCTCGTTGTTGTTTTCCGTGTACACGCCACTTTTACCAATTAAGCTACGTTCCGAAACCGCCATCAGACGGTTAGCAATAATGTTTATCGTGCCATGCGTTGCACTAGGCATACAAAATGCCGATTACAGCCAAACCATAGAGCGCATGCAAGCAAACAGCATAATTTGACCGCTTAGACAGGCAAGGATTCGAACCTTGCATTATCGGCTTCAGAAAAGGTGTGGTTGCTGACTACGGATGATCGCCCGTCTGCCACTTGGCAACACTCTTACCGATAGGTTTCTTTACCTGCAATACCCATTCTGCCACTGCCTAACTATATGGGGGAATTATATCTTTGACAGCTCAGGCACCGTGGGATAGGCACCCGAACTATCAAGTCTGACTGCTATATGGATTGCTTGTCAGCAAATTACGGAACGATCATCATTCATCACCATATAGTCTTACGCCTAATGCCGCGCTCCGCGGCAAATACCACCGGACGGTCTCGCACCGTCCTTAACAGAATCGTCCTAGTGGCGAAAGGAGAAATACGAACTTTTCGTATTCCGAGATAAGCTTTACACTTATCTCTCAATCGGAACGGCAGGACTTGAACCTGCGACCGCTCGGATATAAGCCGAGTGCTCTACCATCTGCGCTACGTTCCGTCACAGCGCGCATAGCGCGCCGTTTATGATAGTATTTTTGATCTTTTTATTTTGCCGACGTCCACTAACACCGAATAATTGCTTACGCCGAGTTTTTTCTTGCAAAAACCGAATGCCAGTGGACTTAAGCTATACTGGATGCTCCGACTTCTCAGACTGGTGCTCAGCGTCACTATCCAGATTGAGTAAATCTCCGGTGCTGTCCGGTTCCTTTGATTTTGTTATATGTATTCTTTCCTCTGCACAAATGATAGGCAGCTGAAAGCAAATACCAAATATTGGACTATAAAACATTCTGTTACCTCCACATCAGAAACATGTTCAGCAACAGTAACATCACAAGTACCCATAATGCAATTGCTGTTTCTTTGTCTTTGGATTCTCTGCCAGATACAAATAGTATCAGCATAAAAATAACATCCAGCGTCGATATAATCGTTTTAATAATTACCATGGTTGTTTTCCTCTCACAAGTTTCTTTAGCAGGATTCGAACCTGCGAATACTGGAATCAAAATCCAGTGCCTTACCGCTTGGCGATAGCGCTATATTAACACTACTTTTCCGGCATGTAATAGACCATGTTATCAAATACAGTTATTCCCATACAAGGATCATTCATCTCAACGCATCTGATCGATATGTTTTTAGATACTGCAAACATTTCGGCCACCTGTTGTTTATCCATGTTTGTGCTAATAACTTGAAAAGCCGAAAATGCCTTGTGCATATCAGAGAATACTTCTTTTTCTCTACCTAAATTTGCATACGTCCCAATGGTAAACGTTTTTCCATCAACCATAGCAGTTATCATTCCATGATTTGCTGTGAATACCGCTCGGTCAAAATCAAGCGAAACGTCTTTGCTTTGTGATACTACTCTCATACTTTTCCATCCAATCTCTTTTTGTTTTTGAGGATATTTAAAGGACTTAGTAGCGCTGATTTTCTCAACCTATCAAACCCCCTCCCCCTCCATGCAGAATCATGCTTTGAACATTGATAAATTGTTTGAATTGTTCGTTCAATTCCATTCGTATTTTACAACTATTCGCAAAACCCTTGTTTTGCGTAATGTATCAACGATTTAATGCGCCTTAAGACCATTAAACACTGGGCTTTAAATTGTTTGAATTGTCTATCACGATTTCACCATTATCCGGGCTTGAATTGTCAAAGTTGTCCGGCAATCTCGCACAATTCCCGCTTCCCAGTTTTGGGAGCTCCGAAGCTGTCAACGCTCTTACTCTGGGTCCCTGATCTCTAACGCCCGGCATATTGAAGCCGCAGTACTTATTCAGTGATGGCATGTAATTCATTGGATTTCCTTTGCCGGAAACCTGTAAACCTACCAAACTTTCCTCACGCATTTCGTCAATTTTTTTGCAAATGTCGGAGCCTGATGAGCCTAGCTGCACGCCATTAACCCAACCGTTTAACGTGTCTCTGTGTATTCCGGTAAAGAATGTAAATCCAACAATATTCACTACTTTCTCGTAGTCATTACACAGGTCTATATATATATCTAATACCTCGTTAACCTTATCTGTATCATAGGCATTATTAATATTATTATCATCCTTTAAGTACTTTGGATTAACTTTAAATACATTCTCATAGACATATTTACAGCAGTTATACCATCTATTCTGTGATATTTTGCATAAATCCTCTATATTCCTCTCTTCCATCCAGAGATTTATATACATGTCAATGTCATCTTTAAAAACATCAACTGTATTATTTACTTTCTGCATTTCAACTGCTGACATGTTATATATCTCCTCTCTCCAGTACTGGAATACTTAAAATAAAAAATGCAACTGATACAATCAGATCATGATGATCTCGACTGTACCGGCTGCATGAAGTCCGTTTCTTTCGGGACCTCGACGGCTGCCGCCGCCCGTTGCCCGAATGCGTTTTTAATTTAATAAAACAATATCATTCTATCATTTTCTTGTCAAGGTATATTTTAAAATTAAATTTTAAGCCTGTATATTATATATATTATTTATATAAATATACTGCCTTATTTATAATATATATTTTTAATATTACAAGAGAGAATATACTCTTTCTCTAACTCTAGTGTCTATATCTACGTTGCAAAAATGTTGCAATTTGTTGCAGAGGTGTTGCATTGCAACAAAACTAATACTATTCTATCATTTTTGTCCTGTCCGTAATAAAATTATCACTCTTGAAATTTTGTGAAAATTTAACAAAGATTTTCTACGTTTTAAACAAAAAAAGACAGCTATATTTCAAGCCGTCAAAATTTTTTAACCAGTGCCGCCAGATATTCCTTTTTCAAGAAAAACCTGTTTATTTTATCCGGTGCATCGTGATTTTCTTTTATGAAATTTTCAGCGGCTTTTCTTACCGCTGCCGCATCCGCCTTATTAATATAAAGTCCTAAATTATGATTTTTACCGGAAAATTTAATCTGTGCACACCATTTGTCACTCTTTTTATAATAATAAACGCCCTTTATACCGGATGAATTGTTTTTATTATCCGGGGCGTTGTATGAATTTAAGCAACTACCTTTTTCGTGTACAAGTTTATCCCTTGCGATGCCGATCGACTCCGCGGCGCGTTCACGCTGGAGACAACCGCATGACTGTACATAGCCGCCAGTTAAACGTGACGTGATATAAAAACACTCATTGCCACATGAACAGGCGCACCGCCATAATGTGCGCCCGTTCTTGTCCTTACCGACTTTTTCAACGACCTTAAGGCGACCGGTTTCGAACCCTTTCAAATCAACCTTTTTCATTTTTTTATCTCTCATTTTCAAGACGTGCCGCAATGTATTCCAGCACTTCTTTCTTTATCTCCGCCCACTCTTTACCGTCGATATAAATATACTTATCGCAGTTCTCACCGGAACCAGTCGGGGAATGATCTGAAATTCTCACGTAGAAGCTGTCAAGATAATCGCCGTTCTCGTCCTGAATTTCGACATTGATATAATTGCTCATGCCGTAACATCTGGATGCTTCATGATAACAGGACACATTTTTAAATTTATTTTCAATCTGTCCCGGCAATGCCTCACATCTTTTTTCAAGGTATGATCTGCATGTCTGGTATCTGTTTTTTAACGTATCAGTGTCAAATCTCATATCCGTTCCCTCCTGTGTACTGGTTCATTGCCTTTCGACAATATTATAATAGACTATTATCATGTATTTGTCAATAGTCTATTTTCATGTATTTATATTTTTTATAATATCAGTTATTCTTTTATCTATTCTACATGATAAAACAAAAAAATTCTCCTTGCAATTTTTATCCCTTGTACTGTTATACAGGTTTACTCCTTTCTGCTGCAAGCAAGCTATATAATAATCTTCGGCGCAAAGTCTTTCTTCACTTTTACATTGCCCGGGAATTTCTAATAATTCAATAATTTCAATTTTAAAATTATTGTCATAATCTTCCTGAAGGTCTTTACAGTAATGATTTCCAGCTTTTAATAAATTCACATGTGCTTTTGCTCTTTTTCTCAAGTTCTCTGTTTCTCCAATGTAAATTCTTCCATTATCTTTATTTATTATGGCATATATACCACCATTTCTATTTTCTGGATAAACAATATTCTTTTTCAAACAATCACCCTCTTTTATATTCCATGATGTCCCCTGGTTGACAATTTAAAAGTTTGCATAAATTACATATAACTTCGCAAGTCACATTTTCATTCTTTGTCAATTTTGCCACAGTGTTAGAATGTATTCCATTATTTTTTAACCACTGCTTATTAAGTTCCTTCTTATCCATAATCTGCCACAGCCTAGAAAAGTCTATTCTTCCATTATCTCCATAGTTAGCCATCTTTACACCTCTTTTCTTTTTATATATGATAATAGATTTTTCATATCATGTCAACGTCTATTTTCATGTATCATGTTGCACAACAAACCATTGTTTTATTCCGTCTATTATTGTGTATTTTGTCAATTGCTATTTAGTCTATTATCGTGTATTATAATCTCAACAGGAAAACAAAAAACACAAAAACAGGAGGGAACGATCATGAAAGTTAAAATTAAAATTGAGGGAAAGATAAATGATACTTACACTTTTCAGCAACCAGAAGAGGGAAATATCCTTGACGAGCTGAAGGCGATCATCGAAGAAATGAAAGCCGGAAGAATTGAGAAAGTAGAAATTGAGAGGGAGGCGTAAACATGAGAACATACGAACAGGATTTAAAAGAACTTAATATTTCAGCAGAAGAATTTGATAACATAATTTCACACATTTACGATAAAACAGCCGATGAAATGGCGGCGCTTGCCAAGGCGATTAAAAGCGGCGCGGCTGTTCTCCCGACTGTAAAAAGAGCATTTGAGCGCGTTCTTACAATTAGACAGGCGGAAAGACAAGAAGCATATAACATTTATTATAACGATTTAAATACCATGTGTTATAGCTGTAAAAAATGCGGTATAAGTTGTAACGGTACAATTTGTAAAACTTGGACTGGTTGCGCAATGAAAAATTAAGTCGAAACGGTGGAAGTTCCACCGTCTGCAGGAACTGCCCCACCTGCACCGATGAGACAGGGCGCATGATGAAAGGATGGTTGATTTTATGAAGATGATGACACTTGAAGAAGCGAAAGAATACACACGCCAAAAGTTGGCACCGTATTACAGCAACGAGCGAATCGAGAACGTTGTAAAACAGTATGTTTCCGTTGTCCGCCCAGGCGTTGTCTTAGTTGAAAATAAAAATGTGGGACTTATGGAACTGTATCTATAGGAAAATGAAAGGATGGTTGATCTTATGAAGTATTACAGAGCAGAGATCGAAGACGATAATTTCGAAATAATTTTAGCCGATAGCGAAGAGGATGCTATCAATCAGTATTTTGAGTTAGGAGAAAAACACGATTTATTTAATCTGATAGAGCTAAATGATGATTATAATGAGGTTCGCACAATTTTATAAATTAGGCAAGCGGCGGCGTTTACCGGGGTTCGATTCCCCGGCTTGCTTTTACCAAAAAATTTGAATATGGAGGAAAATTGAAGTATGAGAAAATTATTTTTATTAAAAAAAGGCAGAATAAACTTTTATGCATGCCTGTATGACTGTGGCATGTATACAATCGACCGAATTACAAAAGGATTCGGCGGAATTGTGACAACATTTGAAACACTGGAAGAGCTTGAAAAATATGCTGCTGAAAACGGATATAAAAAAGCATAATAACCGCCGCAGAGGATGCACGCCGGAACCACTGCCGGCGGCGGTTCTACCCGTAAGGGAATATTATTTTTTTAGGAGGATTTATAAATGACTTATCCGAACGGAGCACAGACAGTTTTTCAAGTCACATGCATGGGAAGTGTTTATAGCGTTGAAGATGGATTTTTCAGAAATGACGGCAAAGGAACGGACTTTAAAACGTTCGACGATGCTTGGGAAGTTTTCAAAACGCTTCCAGAATGGGAGCAAAATGCTGCGGAAATAGAGGAATTTTAAGCCGGAATCATCCCGGCTTTTTCCAGTGTCCGGATATATTGCAACTTGACAAGATATACGCCCGGTCATATAATGCGCTTAAGCGAACACGTATAAGCCATTTTAAGGCTTGCGCAAGGCTATGCAGTGCTTTTATATATTTACAACGCGAAACGTCTGTAAATCGTTTTTACGACGTTGCAAGCCTGTAAACACTGTGTTCATCTTGCCGCGTTGGCATCCGGCAGCATGTCAGACAATGCCGGCCTGCTGATCACAGCGATGTGCACTATCCCGGCAGCCCGCCTGGGTGTGAAAATTCTGATTTCTGATCTCAAAATCGAGCCGTTTTCCAAGAAGAAAAAAATTCAAAAGTTGAAAAATGAGATTCCAACTGTGAAAAGACAATATGCACAGTAAATTATTATGCGTCATTTCGCAACTTGTGAAATTTGACTAATTCGTTCTCTTCTCTTCCTCTGACTCTCAGTCTGTTTCTGTTTTTTCTGTGATTTTGTTGTTCTTGTTCCCATTTGAAAACCTCTCATTGACCTTCTGGTTGCGTGATTTATAATTTACAATCTTTACATCGGTGTTTAATTCATCCGGTATCTTCCCGACGATCAACACTGTATGTGGCTGCAACATGTCGATCATAACTTTGAATCCCTCGCAAAACTCTATCCGTGCCGCCTTTGCCCGCACTCTTCCATTTGTGCATACAGCGATCACACCACCCTTACTGTACCCGGCAAAACAAAGATCATAATTATCTTTGTCCGGGATGCCTACGGACGGTATAACGCGGATCCCGTTCAGCAGCATGTAATGTGCAAGCGCATGATTCCGGTACACATTATACAGATTCAAAGCAAACGGCATACCACAATCGCCTGTAGCAATACTGAAATCCGGCATACAGACCGAGTGGAAACACTTCAAGTGCTCTAGGTATTTATCCGGGTTATTCCACAGTCTTTGAAACTTTGAATCGTCAATATAGAAATTCACATTTAATTTTCTATGCCCTTTTATCTTTTGTGAAAAGCTCTCTCCAAAATCTATGGAGTCCTCCGGCAAATAATCCAAGCTGCATGCCGGGACAATCGGGATCTGATATTTTTCATCAAGCTCCGCTCCATAGATCATATATTCTTTCATAACATCAAAAGATGTATGACATCCATTGTACAATACTATCACCCCAAAAACATTTTACTATTTTTCTTCTTGACAAACAACTTCTTTTGTGAAAAGCAAAGAACGTGCGGCGTAATCACTTCTGCTTAGTTCATTTATCAGCTTTTCCCTTGTCATTTCCGGGTTTGTTCTGTGAATATACCGCAGCAATTCATCTATTTTGTCCACTATGCTGCCCTCCAATCAATGTTTGACATCAGATCATCCAAAAGATAGATCAAATCAGTACCGTACAGGCTGATCCAGTCCGCAAGATACTCTTCCTGCTCAATCGGCATATGAATGTTATAGGAAAAGCAAAAACAATGACAAAGTTCATGAGCCAGTATTTTGCGCAAATAGCCATTTTTCGGTTTATCTGAAACATATATAGCCCTGTTGTTCCAATCTGTCACAGCAAGGCTGATAGAGCCATCAGATCGCATCAGCTTACTGCTTGCACCGCGGACAAATTTTATTTCCCATTCAATACCATTTATCACAAACATATTTTACCTCCAAAAAAAGAAACCACCAGCCAAATATCAGCCAGTGATTTCTAAATTTAAAGTTATTCTTCTTGCTCTTCAACCAACAAATAATTAATGTACCTTGTTGCTGTTCCAGCAAGTTCTTTGCTGTAGTCTAGCAAGTCCATCTTGTACTCCGGTTTATGCCCATATGTGACTCTATAGAACTTTTCCACAAGTTCTAAGTTATGTAAGTCAGACAATTCCACAAGAATTTTGTGATATAAAAATTTTCTCGTCCATCCGAACCGGTCACAGATAATTTTGAGTTTCCAGTTATTTTTATTAAACCATTTACCACTCTCTATCTTTTTTACGATGCTCCAGTGTGCAAACGGGTCTTTCTCCGGAATTTCAGCCTGCGGATTTTTCAGAGCCTGTTCCATGTCGTGGAAGCGATTGATGTATTGAGCCGTGAAAGCCGTTCCCTTAACTCCGGTCAGCTTGTGCGCGATAAATTCGCATCCTTTCTTGGTAATGTCAAAGCAAGGTTGTGTTTTGTTTTGACTATTTTTATATGTGCTTTCTTTGAAAAAATCGGACAGCGCAATTTTGCGCTCTCCTTCAAGTTCCTCATTTGCTTTTGATATTTGGTTACAATATCTTCTGATATCTCTCATCAATTCTTTGTGGTTCTTCCCAACCATTTCCGAAACTTCCATACTGGTTAACGTCTGTTCTAATTGTTTCATCTGAATATCATTCATCAGCAAATCCCCCATTTATTCTTGAATGAAATAATTGTTTTCAAAATAAACTGCAAAAATTTTTCGTCCTGTATGCTCTGGATTTCCGTTATCAGCTGTTCTTTCATCTCGCACCGCCTTTCTTGTCGGATGCAAGGTTACTTGTAAAAATCCACACACATTTTAAAAAGTGTTCGCTGAGTACATTCAGATTTTTGGTAATTTCTTCAATATACATTTCTCTCATAGATTTTTCCTGCCTTTCAATTTTTTCTTGAAAAGAGATACTCTCTATGATAAAATATTTCACAGAGAGTTATCTCGGTTTTAGGGCAGTTGCATGACCGTCAAATCATTTGCAACTGCTCTTTTTGTTTAACTGCTGATTTCTTCATCAACCTTGTTGTCAAGCCACTCTTTTTTAGTCATTCCTTTTTCAAAAAGTTTTTCTTCTAACTTTTCAAACTTCTCCCTGTCAAGCTCAACACTAAAATTTCTTGTCTTTTCTCTACGTTGTTTCATATAATCAGCTCTGCTCTTGGGTGCGATTTTAACCACCTCCTTGTTACGAGTTACATTATATAATGTTACATGTAACAAGTCAATACCTTTTTGAAAAATTTCCAAATCCACAAATCACTAGCTGATATTCAGTTGTCAATGTTCAAACAAACAGGGGCATTTCTGCCCCTGCCATTACATTTTGGAAACAAGCGTTGACAGCTTGCTTTTTGTCATTGTGCGCTCTTCCGGCGTCATGTCGGAGATAAGTTCCGCCATATCCTCCGAAAGCTCTTTCATGTATTTTTCAAGGTCATGCATCTTTGCGTCCTTGTCCTCCGGCGTATTGCCTTTGTGAAGCTCTTTGCTTTCCATGTAGCTTCTGCGGCTCATTCCGCTTTTACCCTCTCTGCGGTCACGCATACCGCCATCTGCCGCAATTGTAGGCTCTGTGTAATACATTTTGCCAGAGTGACGATCCATATCACGGTCGTGTTCCATTTCCCGGTACATTTCCGGTGTCATGTGCCAGTACGGAGGTTCTTCATATCCGCGGCGCGTACCTCTTCCCTTTGGCGCGAATCTGCCGTCTGCATACCGGTAACGGTCATAATACCGTCTGCCGTCTCCGTAACGCTCAAACATATCAAGAACCTGCTCTGGGTCTGATTCGTCCATTGATTTTGTAAGCGTCCGGTAATACATGGCTTCCGCAAGGTCTTTAAGCATGTCCGTGACTTTTCCCATCTCTTCTGTATCTACACATTCGATACCTTTTGCAAACTCACACTCTGCGCTTTCAGACAGTTTTTCGATCATTTCGTGCATTCTCTTAATATCCATAAAACCGCCCTCCTTACGCTTCCCGGACTGCAATTAAATTGCTGTTCTGAACTTCGATTGCCTGCGTAGACGTATTCTGTACCGCTACCGTAACACAACAACCGCGAGGAACGTCCACATATGCCTGCGCCGAAACGTTAAAGAAGTTTTCAACTGCCGCCGGTGTAACAATCATTCGAGTTGACTGCAACGGTTCTCCGTCAATTGCAATAGCCAGTGAAATAGCTTCAACTGTGCCACAGGTAGGAATTTGAATGTTCCCGGAATAAGATACCAAAAATCTTGCCCGGCACTGATTTGTAAGTCCTCTTAATTTAACAATGCCACTTCCCTGTCTATGAACAATGCATTTTGTTGCGCATACCGGAGTTTCTGTAAATGCTACATCTTCTCCCTGCGCGACAGTTTGAATTGCAATTCCTGTAAATTCTGCCATAATTATTTACCTCTCTTTCAAAAAATAAGGGCAAACATTATAGTCTGCCCTTTGTGTTTATAAGCAATACTGCACAGCAGACATAATCGAGTTAAACTCAATTAAGATACTCAATTATTCAATTTTGTGTAGCAGCTACTTTTAGCAGCTACATCCTGTGTTGCATCCACAGCCATACGCATAAGCGTTAGGATTTGGAACAACATATGCCGGGATTGCAGCCGGATTTACAGCGTTGATGATCTGCTGTGTCTGCGCTGACATTGCGGTAGTGAGCAATGCAGACTGGCGATCCTGTGATGCGGCTCTTCTTAAGTCATTATTTTCTGCCTGTAAGGAAGAAATCTTTTCCTGACACAGGTAATCAAGGATTGCCCTTGTTCCTGCCTGCTGGCTGTCGATAATGTCTCTGGTGTTGCTGTTCATGGTGTTCTGTAATGCGCAAGTGTTCTGTGCCATATTGTAGTTCACACCCTGGATAGCTTCCCTGGTCTCGCAGCAGCAATTAGCCAACTGGGACTGTAAAGCATTCTGCGCCTGCATAAGTGTCACGTTTGTGGTATTAAATCCCTGCTGTGTCTGGTAGCCAAGGTTGCAGATTGCATTGTCTACACCATGGAAACCGTTCATAACGGCGGTATTCTGTGCGTAAAATCCATCACAGAGACCATTTGTGATACCATCTAACTTTCCGATGATAGCCTGCGTGTCAAAACCACGCTGAATTGCAGAGTCGGTGTATGCAGATGCTGTCGCTCCCATACCTCCGTTTCCTCCCCAGCCATTGCCGCCAAAGCCGCCCCAGCCAAAGATCATAGCGAAGATAATGATAGCCCACCAGCCATCGCCGCCCCACATACCATCATTGTTTCTTCCGTTTCCTGTCACTGCTGCAATATCAGCAAGACTAGGCATTGCATTTCCATTAAACATTTTGTTTACCTCCATCTGATCTATTTACAAATGGGATAACCGGTTATTTTGCGCGCACCCCAAAATGTACTAATGATTAAACATACTCATAACTTTCTGTTTTGCTTCATCTACCGTAATTCCTCTTTCTTTACAGAGATTCTCTGCCATTGTCTTAAGTCCACCTGTATCTCCGCTTTGATACATTTGCATGGCATTTTTTGCCATAGGATTGTTTTGAACCTGCGGAGAATTCATCATTTGATTTAACAATAATTGTGCCGGATTCATTCTGGATCACTCTCCTTTTTTACCTGTGAAGTTTTTCTTTGACTGCTTGGAATTTTATCTAATCGGTTTTCTATCTGTTCAATCTTCCCAAAAAGTTCATCAAACTTCTGCATAAATGCACCTGTGCACTCGTCTGATAGGTCAAATTTCAATTTTTCAGTATCATGCGATAAATTGCTAACAGTATCATGCGAAACTGGCTTAAAAACGATTGTGCGAATTGTTCCATCTGCGTTCCAACTTTTAGCGTATATTTCTGTCATATCCTGTTTTGGGAAAAATGCAACGCTGCCATCCATTGGCACATCATTGGCAGTGATGTTTTCTACCGCCGGAACTACTTTTCCATTTATGCCAAAAGTTTGAACCGGGATCTGCTGCTGAATTTGCTGCGGTGCCTGCATATAATTTTGTGTATTATCAATGCGTGGCTGATTCATATACGGATTGTATGCGTACTGCTGCCCGTATTGCTGCATCTGCTGATTATAAATCGGATTCTGGTATGCTCCGCTCATATTCATCCTGTTTGACCTCCTCTAAAACATCTTCTATTGCGTGTATGATAGACGACTGCGTTGACAAGTCCAAGGACTGTAACTCTTTTCTGGCAAAAATTTTTTCAAGAACTTCATCTGAAAACAC